TTAGAGAGAAGCTTTAATACTTGTCTCGAAAGACTGATTACCATTTTTCTCTTTTGTAATTGTAACCAGCTTTCCTTCACTGTTTACTCCTGTAATGCTTTCACAGTTTTCAGTAGCAACCAATACAGAAGCGACCTTATATGACTCTGTAATCGAATCATAAATTCTGGAAGCTAAAAAAGAAGTGATGTTAGCAGCCGTAATATCAGCTTCTGCTTCTTCTTTTTCTACAACGACTGTAACCGGAATCGAGATAAAGCGGTTTGTGTTGACAATTCCGTTTTCGTCGATACTGCTAACTTCTTTTTTGACACCTTCTAAGGCTTTGTCATAAAAGATCTGTGACAGCATTTTCTCTTCCATGTTTGCAACTACACGCTGCACCATGTATGCCATCTCATCTCTTGTTACGATTACAGTTGTCTTGATTTCTTTAGATACGTTATTCATTTCTTGTTTCCTCCTTGAATGAATCATTTATTTATTGATAACCTAAATATGGGTTCTATTGATTGTAAACAAATAGAGATAAGATATTGAGTTCCAAAAGCTGCATAATACACGCCGATTACTGTCCGGAACCATTCATTGGTATCACGGGAGTTTACCTCACGTGACCTGTACTCCAGAGGAGTGGGATTCAATAACAACACTAATGCAGATTTTGATACAATTTCTGAATACGGTTATCAGGTTCTGAAAACTGTAGAACAAACTCCGATTACCACCCGGAACCGAGCATTAGTATTCAATAACAACACTAGTGCAAGTTTTGATACGATTCTTCGAATACAAGAAACCTGGTTCCGAAAGCTGCATAATAAACCTCGATTACCACTCTGAAACCTCTCATTTTTCATCCTTTCTCCTCCGCACATATTTAGAATGTAAAAACTAAAACACAATTCAAGGAGAACAAGGAGGATTTAAAATGAAGAAATTATTGAAAGTAGGTTTGGACTGGGATGATACCTTATGTCCATTCGTCACAAATGCAATTACCCTTTGTAACATGGAAAACGAAACTGAGTTTACGTTAGATGATATTACAGAATGGGGGAACAAATCACCGGCAACCAAAATGGTATTCCCTTACTATTCTGATATTCGAACTTATCAGATGCAGAAAGTACCAGAGATTTCAAAACAGTTTGTCTCAAAATTGATGGAAATCGCAGATGTTTATATCGTAACTGCTGTTAGTCCACAGTTCATGGGTGTCCGTGCAGATCAGATTGCAAAAGAGTTCCCAGACTTTCAAGAGGATCACATTTTAATGGGTGCTGCAAAGAATCTCATTAAATTGGATATTCTTTTAGATGATGCACCACATAATATCTTGAAAGCGTCTGCTACTTATCCAGTGTTGATTCGTAGACCATGGAACCGTAATCTTTCCGGTGTCCTTTCTGTTAATACTATTGATGAATTTCTGATTCTTGTTAACCAGATCATGCATCAGATGACAGATACAAAGGAAATCGAAGAACCATGCGTATATGCAATCGTTGGTCCATCTGGAGCTGACAAACATCTTTTAGCGGAAGATCTTATTGCTGATCAGGTTGATGATTCCAAAAACGGAGCAATCATTCACAATAACAGAGAGTTTGTGTACTCTGTTGAGCTTGACAAACCTAATGTAAAAAGACCTGAGAATTCAATCACAGATACTACCTATGCTTGGCGTCGGTATACTTTGGATGCAGATGAGATTAAAAAGAAATTAGACGCCGGAACATCCGTAGTCGTAATCGTTGATATCAGTGGAGCAATTGCTTTAAAACGTGAGTTTCCGACTGTTATCATTTTCTGTAGACAAAGCCGGGAAGAAATGATTAAGAATGTTCTTTTGGATTTCAGAAAAGGTGATGCTACATACGAACAGGCAACCATGCAGCTGCTATCAATGGAGCAGGAACTGAAGAACGAATCATTGTGCGACTTCTCAGTGCGTTCTGATGACTTGGATTCCATTCTTGAATTAATCAAGAGATTGTAAACAAAATGAAAAAGACAGCCACTATGCAAATAGCAGTTGTCTTTTTCTTTGTTACGGTTGCAAATTGTTTCAAAAATAGAGAAAACACCAGACTTCTGATGCCTAGTGTTCTCTTTTTCTGTTTACTACTGCTGTTCCCATATCATTTTACAAAATGTATGGTAAACATCCAATGTTGCCAATACGTCGACAATCGCACTGTGAGCACCATCTGCATACTGAGCCTTGATCTTCTCGCTTGCAAGATTTCTGACGGCTGTTTCAAGTTTGTCGTTCTCTGCATCCGGGCACAGAACTTTGTGGATTTTACATGTATCAATCACTTTTGCCGGATCGATCTCAACGCCAATGTTATTCATCATACGGATATCGAAATTTACATTGTGTCCAATAATGTAGTCAGCATGATCAAATAATGACTGCCAGATCGGAGCTAATGTAACTACAGTCGGACTATTGTCTACCATTTCAGGTGTGATATGATTGACTGCCATCGCCTTATCCCACGCAAAATGTGTTAATGGTTTTACATACTGATCATATGTATGTCCATAGTTGTCGGCAGCAGACATCTGTAATATCTCGTCTGTGTTATAAAATCCTGTTGTTTCGACATCAAAGACAACGATCTCTTTTGTCGCCCATTCTTCCGGCGTCACAATATAGCACTGTTTTTTCTTTCGAAGCGTAGAAACAACGTCCATTTCCTGTTTCTTACTTTTTGGCTTCTCTTTTGAAGGAGTGCTGTTATACGACGCCAATTCTTCCGGCGTCATTGGTCTTACATCATCCGTAATGTAATAACCGTATCCCTGTGTGTGGCTCATCTGATACATACGAAGAGTTGTTCCATCCTTCGGACACATTCCTTCGCACATCCACTGGCGAAGCGTCTTTGCGTCTTTTGGTTTCTTAGTAAATTTACCATCGACTGGACGGTTCACCTCTCTCTCGTTCTCGATTCTTTCTTTCAATGTCATAAGAGTGTCTCCTTTCTTTTTGTGTAATTGATTCCATTTTAAATATGTGCGGAGACTACAGTGGTAAAACTCCTACTACCTTCTCGTTCTTTGTTACGACATACAATTGGTCTGATTTTAAGTCATAAACAAGTGAGTCCGATTCGATTGTCGGCGCTTCTTCCAGTTTCAATTTCAATTTGCTCGCTCTTTGCGGAACTAATTTCGTACTCATACTGGTATTATTGATATATTTTAACAGTTGCATAGCCGAGCACATTCCCAGGAAACGACCAGACTGCCGACAAAGCACTGGGACTCGATCTTTTACAGTACACGCAAACACTTCCACCGCTTCGGAGGCTCGCATATCATCAAACAAATGAGGATATTTTCGAATCGAAATCATTCCGTCTTTTGCTGTCCCTTGTGTTAATTTTACATGGTTGATGACCTGTTTTAAAAACTCATACTGATCCCGGCTGATCTTTACAAAATCTGGATCAGATTCGTGTTGAATATAGTTTCGGTTTAGTCTGATAATCTGCAACTTATTACTTACTTGTTGTGGTTGCGTACTCTCGTATGCATACGGATTCGAATTCATAGTATCTCGTAAAACTGTTTCGTATTCTTTGTATAAATTAATGAATTCTGGCGTTGGTATAATCTCTTGTGTTTTCCTTGTCATGGCTAAAAAATTCTCCTTCTTTGTTTTCTTCTTATAAATATGCGTCTCACAAAAACAAAGAAAGACCAACTGTTTCCAGTTAGTCTTCTTTTTTCTGTTATCAAGCACTCGCGGATCTAAAGATCCGAGTGTGCTTGCTTTGGAGAGTTAGGTTTAAATAGCGAAGCTAAAACTTCGAAGTTTGAACCGAAGCTCTCCTTATCTGTTAATATATTCGTATTCGTATGCGTTTGTTGGTCTGTTTGGAAAGCCTGCAAGCATATCATTGTATGCCGCTGTGTTTAAAAACCTTGCATAAAATTCAGCAGCACTCATTTGTGCATACGGAGCAATGTATCCTGTATTTGTTTCGGATGCATTGTTTAACGTATATCGCCACCATGCATGTCCGCCAGCATGCGAATTGATAACAGCTTCCGAGCATCCACTATAGAATACGGTATGGATACTATATCCCTGATGAGGACACAAGGAATAAGTTCTCTGTTCTCCAGAGACATCACGGATTACAGCATTTTTGGATACATATACATTAGAAAGTGCACTATTTCTGGTTGGATCATTTGTGTTTCCGAGTGCGGATTTATTATGTACAACCATTCCTTCTGTCAGGTCTGTCACATTATCAGGAATCAATAAATTCCTTAATCCGACACAGTTATAGAATGCATATTTTTGTATCTTTCTGACTTTGTTTCCGATGTATACGTTTTCTAATGACAAGCAGTTCTCAAAACAGCCATCCGGAATGATAGACAGTTCGCCGCCGAAATAACAGGACTTCAAATTTACACAGCCAGCAAAAGCGCCGTTCGATAATGTATAAATTCCAGGTCGTTCCACATCTATACTGGTTCCGATTGTTACCGTTGCCGTCTTTCCTGATACATACATATATTTGAGTACCGTATTAGGGGCGGCGGGATTGTTCGTTCCTCCATAAGTCCAACTTAACCCGGTGACTGCAAACTTTTCTCCATTTACCCAGTAATAATCAGGAATTACAAGATATTCCAAGGAGCGTCCTTTATTTGTCAGACCTGTGATTGTAATCGTCTTTTCATTGTAGTTGATATTATAAGTAAAGATCTGCAATGGCGTTTCAACTGTTGTGTCGTGATCGTAATATGCATATAGTTTTGTTATATGTCCGGATACGTAGTCTGTTGGCGAAACTTTAGTCTTAATATTATTCCTCTCTGTCGTCCAACACACAAATGTATCCGATTTATTGTACACGTGCACATCTTTCGCTGTTGGTAATCTATTACCATACTGTGTATTCAAAAATGATTCGATCTTTGTGGTGCTTCCGGTACCATACGTATTGTAATCCAATGTAACAGTAACCGCTTGTTTTCCAAACAATTGATATCTTGCATAGGCTGCCTCACGTTCAGCGTCAGCTTTTACGGTTACGAGCAGATCGATTTTAGGGTCACAGGACGCAGCATTCCAGTTTACGGTAATCCGATTCCCATTTATTGTGGCGCCAGTACCTTCGGTTTTACTTAGAATCTGCATCTGATAGGCGCCAACATTTTCGGAATCAGATATATCGATCACGACTGTCCCGGAGTCATTGACTGAAACATTCCCAAGCGATGTTACATATTGATTCAAAATACACTGATTTGTATTCTTAACATTTGCCTTCCATCCAAGGAAATCCGCCAATTTCTTTGTGTCCGGGATTGCAAACATACTGGAAGACGAATTGTTTTTACCATCCTTATATGTAATCGTACGCGATGTTATATACTGATTCTTAGAAAGCTTTTGACTGACATAATAATGATGCGTACTATTACTCATAGTTCCTTGATCGGCACCATTTCCATTATAAGAAACATAATAAGTAATCGGAGTCCAATGCGCATACAATGTCATATTTCCTTTATATTGATACTTATACGTGACAATTCCATTCACAATTTCTGTTGTCCAATATTTATTACCAGTGACAATAGCTCCATCTGCTGGATTATAAACAAGGTTTCCTCCAGTTGCACTGTCATACCATCCTGCAAACGTGAATCCGGTTCTAGCTGGTGTATAAGTAAAGGAGTTCCAGTATTTGTTCCATTCACAATCGATCATATTCCCATAATAGAGACCGGGACTATTTAAAGTAACAGGTGTATTTGTTCCGTTATTTAGGTCCATAATCGCCTGATATCCAATGCCGTTGCTATTTCTTGTCCAATTTGCTTTTAACGACATACTTCCGGGCGCACTCTTTATGAATGTACATGAGGTTCCATTATTCGTATACGAAACGCCCGCGCCCTCAACGGTCCATCCAGCAAAAGAATATCCAGATCTTACAGGATTTGCAATTGTAAATGTTTTACTGTGACAGGTCATCTTTACGTAGGCTTGTGTCGCAATATGTGCAGAATATTCAGCATCAAAACCTAATACATAGTTTTGTCCTGGTGACCCGCTCGCACATGCATTGGATCCGGCACCTCCGTACGAACCATTTTTGTATCCACCGCCTGCGCCACGACCATATTGGTTCGTCCATAGTCCGGATCCGCCAGAAAAGGAGCCACCGTACATGGCACACCAATTCTTATCAAAATCAATGCTGTTACACTCCCAAGTGTGATCTGTATCATCCATGTATGTATTAATTCCGTTTAAAACACCAGAACCCTGATATGTCGTTGGTAATTTTGCATAAGCAAATTGGTAAACGGTTCCAGCTCCACCGCCTGCTGCATAGATTGCATGATTTGCAAATGTAACAGAGGAACAATTTCCGCCATCACCAAAAACAGACTGGTACCAATCAATAATACTAGTTCCGTTCCATGTATCGGTTCCTACGCCACCAAATTGATGATCACCTGTTACACTCGTGAACTGAGCTAGTGCAGGTTTGGTTATATCATGTGAATCTGCGCCTTTTGTAAAAGTCATGACAGTTCCATTATTAATCGTGATCGGTTTTGAAACAATTCTTGTTCCGTTTCCGCCATAAGCGGTACCGACACCCGTCATTGTAGCGTTTCCGCCTTTACCACCCTGTACATCAAATGAATAAGTACCTGTAAAATCTATAGTTTGTGTACTTGTGTCAAATGATTTTGTTTCTCCAATTGCAATCATATTACCAAGTGATTTTGATACACTTGATGTAATACTTGATCCGTCAATCTGTGTTGCAATACCTCCGTTTGGATTAATTGTTACTGATTCTGTTGTTGCAGCCTGTGCTGTCGTTGTCGGAAATAAGGCTAATGAAGTAAGTAGCACCGTTTGACATAACAGGGCAGTTATAAAGCGTCTTGTGTTCAACCGTGCTACCCCCCCCCCGAAAATTTACGAAACATATGCATCCTCCGTTTGTTCGATTTCATAATCACTGAATTTAATATTTAACATCTTAGCAACCTTTTTGATCAGTTTCTTATCTACTGTTTTTCCAGCTGCATCGTAATAATCCAACCAGTCATAAAAATCCTTTGAATCGATCTTGAAAAGCCCGTATCGAAACAGGTTTTCTAACTCGTTTGCATGATTGTTCAGAAACGATATCATCTTTTGTCTTTCACTTTTACGCAAATGTTTCATTATAAGACTGAGAATCTCATTCCTTGTTCTGTTTCCTGGTGCATGCGGAGATTCGACTGCTTCCCGTATTTCGTTTTCTAATGATAGACTCCTGGAAAGACGATCATATACGGAGACAATAAACGAAAACTCATCATCCGGAAGCGAAATCAGGAATTCAAAAACATCATTCTTATCAGCCTCTGAAAGATTGAGCACATAATCTGTAAATTCTTTCTGTCGGTCTGTCTTATATTTTAAGATTGATCTAATTGTTGAGACGCCAATAATCGACGCAGTTAAATACGCAATCGCTTTGTTTTTCTTCATAGATTAAAAGTCCTTCTTATTAAAATATTGTTATTTGTGTTTAAATATAGACAAATGTGATTAACTCACATTATCTAACCAGTAAATCTTAGAATATTTCCAAATCACTTTACATTTCCTCGCATTGACTTTCTTGCAATGTTTTGTTGGACTTTGAAAATTAAGAGCATTTTGTTCTGGATATAAAGCTGTTACATATCCACGGTGCGTTTCACTGTTTCTGAAGGTATACTCGACAAAATCTCTATGTTTAATTCCAAGAACATTATCTGTCTTTGCTTTACTCTGTCTTCGCATAGGCTTGATGGTCCACTCTTTAATTTCACATTTGTTTGGTCTTAAATTTGTTATACAAATAGCATCATTGGAATGTGATTTTGTAATATCCCAGTCAATACGTTTGTTAGCGGTATCCCCACCATTTGTCAAATGCAGTATTCCCAAACTTGATAACTGTTCTCGCAGCCATTTTTTACCTATCATTACGTGCTGTGCGTAGTTAAGATTCTTATCGTCAGAAGAGTTTAACAAAGCGAAGTATCTGTCCATGTATAATTCTTCTACACCTTTTGTTTTCTGATGACATTTTGTACATAACGTAATGAGATTACCAAGTGTGTTCGAACCTTTCAATCTTCTAGGTTTGATGTGATGGACTTCTAATTTACAATTAGATTTTCCACACTCCATACATTTACAACCATCTCGTAAGATCACTGCTTTACGAATATTCTCATCCAGTCTATTGGATTTTTGATATTCCCATTTGTATGATTTATATCCATCTGTCATAGCACGAATATCAATAGCAACATCTTCCAGCCAATAATCCGTTATATTTATCCACTTGTTAAGCTGATTAATAACTCTTACGGTAGCCTGCCGTTTCTGTAAAATACTTGGAGCAATTCGTCCTTTTTGTTTAGAAGAACTTCGGTTATTAAATCTGGCTTGTCTGTATCTTTTGTGATAACGGTGATAACGCCTGTATCCACGTCTGATATCCATAAGATGTTTCACATCATTACGCTGCTCAATAGTTCCTTTAAAAACTACTTTGTTCCGTGTCTGACATTTCTGTACCAATGCAATACCTACATGAAGTCCACCGTCATCTATTCCGCAACGGATTTCATCTTTGCAGATCTCTTCGTCCGGTATTTCTTTATTAAGTTGTATCACCATTGGATATTTACTGACCAATGCTGCTCGTTTCTTACGAATAAGAAACCAAGCTTTTTGTTCCTTTGTCGGTGCTAATTGTTTCCCATCAGCATCTAACACAAAAGCATAACTTGTCATTTCTGACACCTTCCTTTCGGAGAATTTTTCTTCTTGCCAAGGTCGAGCAGAGGTTATGTATTTCCATGTTGTCAATGCAGAACATTAGCATTGTTTCTTGGTTTGTACTCACAGAGCTTCAGACTGAAGATTACATCTAAAGGTGTGTCTTTACCTTACTGCTCAACGTAGTTCCTATCTGCAGCATATCTTTCGACAGCAGCAGTCACTCAGGCTTGAAACCTATTGTTAAGCCATAGACAAGAGACTTAACGTGTCCACTCTTGTCTATGTTTGTATTCATATTTCTATGTTTTTGATTACTTAACAATTAGTCCTCTTTTTCGACTCCGCTTGCACAGCATTTCATACCAATAACACCAAACAAAATCAGCACAGATGAAAAGGCAATTGGTATAACGTAAGATTCTATACCAATATTTCGATCTTTAATGTATTGACTTGGCTTTTCTGGATTAACCCATAACGTAATCGTAGATCCTTCTGGAACTGGATCTGATTTATACTGAAGAAGCGTAGCCTTAACTGAAGTATTACCATATGTGTATTCTACGATCTGGTTATATTCTGTTTTACTTCCACCTTCGTGGTCTGACACGTATTCCTTTATATTTTCAATAACTACAGCCTCAACTGGTTCTGTACATACCTCTACATCGTGTTCCATTGCCGGAAACCCTGTGGAAATGAAAAATATGAACATAATGATTCCGATAATAGCGAACACGAGACTTAATGCAAACCCTTTTACGTTTCTCATAAATGATTCTCCTTATTCTCATCAGATCTTGTTATCCTAAATATGCGCAAGCTTCAGACAAAGAAAAGAGCTCTGAGATTTCTCTCAAAGCTCTGTTTCCTTTAGTTGATGATCGAAGAATGGAAGTCATCCATTATTGATCCCTCTCCAAGTTTAATATCAAAACTACCCATTGATGTTACAGTTTCCGTTGTAACGGATTCTGCTGACGTCTTAACAAGATATTTGTTTGCGGTAATCTTTGTATTGATCTGATTTACGATTCCCATGTCAATATGATCTGGATTTTCTGGAAGCCCAATATAAACCGGAATCCAGAAATCGAATACATAACATCTTGCAAACTCTGTACTTTCACCATCAGCATCAATCGAAAACGCTTTGCTACTTGGATTGTTATCATCCGTGTTTTCTGTCTTAAGAATTGTTTCTTGTAACAATCTTGTAGTTCCATCATTTGATAACGGCATTCCCTGATACATTCCATTGGTAAGTAATGTTGCGTTATAAATCATACCTGGTTCATCATGATCAACATCATATTCGCCACTCTTTACAATACAATCTGGCCATTCGAGGTTTAAGGTATCAACCCATCCGGTTGTATAAATGTAAAGGCGACCACGGTAACCTGCTTTGAATAATACAGAATCATTCAAATCGTCATCCTGTGTTAATCTCTCTACTTTTGAATATACTTCCGGTTTCCGTTCAGATGTTGTCTTGATTCCGGACATTTCGTTTCCAGCCATATCGGTTGCATGTACCTCATAAGTGAGGTTCATAACATTTGGAAACATATTATTGATATCCAGAACCGTATTATAATTGTACGTATAAGCTCCGTTTAAACCATTCACAAGATCTATATCCTGTTTGTTCTCCGGATTATTTGTGTCATATACAGTCAACCAAACACGATTAAGTCCTGATACATCTCGTTTACCACCAGCAGCATTCTCATTTTCGTCACTGAGATTGATAGATATCTTAGCTCCGTATGCGGCAGAGTTGTAAACGTTCCAACCTTCCCATGTTTTAGTACTATCTTTGTTTAAAGGATTGCTGTAAGTTCCAAGAGAAACAGAAACCGTTGCTGTCGGCGCCTTTGTATCGACCTTTAAGTTCATTTTCTTAGTACTTGTTGAACCTGTCAGAGGTCTGCCATTGGACGCCCCTTCTTTGTCTGTAACCGTCAAATAAACACTAGTCGTTCCGTCTACACTGTATGGTTTAAATGTTGCATTATCCTGTGTGAGTGCCGGAACTGAAACTGAATATGTTTTTGTATCAAACACATCGTTACGTCCGTTATCGACACGTGTGATAACAGCTTTTCCGATACCGTCACCAGAGTCTGTAGCTTCTGCATATAATATATATGGTGTGTTTACCCATGTTGATACCGTTGTGTCAGATGCTGATTTATCAGTAACAACATAAGAATTGGTTCCGTTTACTGCATACAGTTTTACGTTTTCTGGATTTAAGTTTTTCCATTTGGCTGTGATCGTAGACCCGCTTTTTGTGACTTTGATCGTCGTAATATTATTTGTATGCGATACTACGGAACTACCAGTGGAACATTCCCATCCGATAAATTCATAACCTTCTCTTGTTGGGTCTACCACAGTAAGTATCTTTTCATTACATTTCAGTTTCACATAAGGACTTCCAGTGTAAGAAGTATCAATCGTTGTTGCTACGACATTATTCGGTGTGAATACGTTATCTGCATCCCGGAATCCACATCCAGAATAACCAGGATAGATCGGACTGATCTTACTGTCAGGTCCTGTCGTGATCCATCCGGCGAACATATCTACCACAAAATTACCAACACTGGAGTTAAGTCCTTGTTTTACAGCAAGACCGGCAATTCGGTTTGCGTTAACATGTGGGCTTACAAAGTCATGATATCTCGTTGACATTGAGGTTGCCCCTGGATTGTAGAAAATATACCCAGGCGGCAATGTTGGAGTGATGTCAGCATGGTTTCCATTCTGAATTTCTTTGTAATATCCCTGTTGTGCCTGAGCTGCAAATTCGACAGCCCCTGGAGCTCCACCACCGGCTACGATATAGTTGTTTCCGGATACCTGGATATAAGATGCGGTACCAACCTGTGAAGTTACTGTATAAGCACAGAATGAATGGTTGTGAGAACCATATAAACCTGCATCCTTTGTCGCTCCGCCTGCTCTACCAACAATTGCAGCAATCTCATCTTCGGAATAATAATACCATGTTTCATAGTTTGCAAAAGACTGATTACTGCCGTTTGATCCTAATTGGTATTTAATAGATGTTTTCGGAGCATATGAGATTGGTGCACTTGTGATCGCTGAGCCATAACCACCAATAGCATTACCGAATCCAACATTTTTATCGTATGCAGAGATATCTCCACCCTTACCACCAGCAGCACTGAAGGAATAAGCTCCGGCATATCCGATTGTATCTGTATATTCGACACCAGCAGATGGTGTATACAGATAAATCGTATCGCCAACATTTACATGAAGTTTACCGGCTACCGTATTATTATCAAGTGCAAGTTGTCCGTATACTTTATTTGTGATACCATCAACTGTATTCGATGTGTAAATTCCCTCACTAAATGATGTTTCGGTTGCGTGTGATATTCCACCTTCGGACCACACAACGTTTAACACGTCTGTTGATTTTGTTCCTCCGGTTTCTGTACATATCGCATTTGCTGTTTCTACTACATTCTGCGCTGGCATGTTAAATTCATATTGCTGTGTTGTTGATATATTCGTTCCAGTCCACTTTGACCATACAAATTTAGATGCGACATTAGCATTGATTTTAACTTTTTCTCCGTATTTGTATGTTCCACCACCAGTTACTTTTGTGATTCCTTCTCCCTTTTTAAGCGTCAATGTATAGGAGTTTCTCGTGTAATAGTAATCAATCACGGTAAGACCTAATGGGTCGACAGTCATTGTTTGTAATGCCGGTGCTGTAAATCCATCATAGTTTTTCGTTGCAGGCGTCACACTTGAACCAAGTGCTGCCGTTAATGTATCCGCTTCTTTAAATTTATAGGATCCATCCAATTGTTCCAAATAATGGTTTACTGTATAAGTCGTCGTATTTGGGATTGCGATTGTTGCGGTTCCGGAAATATTTCCAACCTTGTCGATTGTCGCAATATGCAGGTACCGAAGTGCGGAACCATCCTGTGTAATCGTAATCTTAGTATCTGTTGTTCCTTTTCCGTTTGCCGTTGTTACTTTTGTATTCTTGTTTGTATCAAGAACATACAAATATTTTGCAACTCCTGATGTGACATTGATATTATATCCTTTTGATGTCTTGAGCAAAGCACCAGTTTTCTGACTGTAACTGTTTGCTCTCACATAGTAATCCGTACCATTATCACCCGTATCTTCAAAACTGATTACAAACTGATTATTAGTCCTGTCAATGATCTGCAGATTACTTGGTGTATCCGGAGCTGCTTTGTCAGTCGCCTTGATCGTGTGTGAAACATTCGGATTCAAAGTCTGGGTTGCGAATGTTACAGACGCAAAACCATTTGCATCATCTTTTGATCCATCTGCATTATTGTATTTATTATACGTAGAAGCCCCGCCGTTTACAGTAGATCGTGGCATGCTTGATAATGTTCCGCCAATATATCCGGAGCCGCCAGCACCGCCACCATTTACTGATGGTCCTGTAACTCCGGCTCCACCGCCGATCCAGCCACCGCCGCCACCGGCACCGATTGAGTAAACACCAGCCTGATTGCGGTATGGTGCATTCGCTCCGTTTGTACCTCGTCCGAATGTTCCACCATTAACTCTTCCGCCACCGGTAGAACTATTTTCACCAGTACCACCACCAGCACCTGCTGCACTGTTACCAGAAACACCGCCTGATCCACCGGCAACCATAATTACTTCATTTTGATATGATGCGAAATTCGTTAAAACTCCTCGGTTTGTTTTTGTTATGGACGTTGCACCACCACCTCCAGGAGCTGTACTTCCTGGAGAACCATATCCATCATACACTTTTCCGCCACCACCGGAACCGCCGCCGTTATATCCGCCAGCACCAGGTTGCCCACCTGTTGTTTTGTTATCGATCCATTCACCAGGCTGTCCGTGACCACCAACACAGATATAAATTGTTTCTCCGGCATTCATGTAAATATAACCAGTTGATGTACCACCAGCTCTACCTTCGTTCGTCGGCTGTCCATTGAACCAGTTACCTGGGTAATCACCACTCGTAACCAGATAGTACTTCCATAATTTTGTTCCACCTTCTGCTCCGACCGCTTTCAAATAATAGAAACCAGATACTGGAGCTGTATAAGACTGAACTCCACCGGAATAATAGAAATTCGTTGTCGTTCCGCCTTCTGTCTGCGTGATACTATCAGATGAGATGTTCGAGTAATTTACACCATCATAGGATAACTGTAACTGAAATGTTTTCTCAATACTATCATTCTGACTGATGCTTACGAGGATTCCACCTTCTCCGTTATATAGCAATGAATTATATTTCGCTTCAACTGCAAGGTCAGCGCTGTAAACGGCTTTGATCGTATCATCGCCAAATCCAAATGTGTATTTCATGCCACTTAGTGTACCGATCAGTGTTTCATTGCTCTTTTCATACTCGATAAAAGTATACCCACTATAGCAGTTTGGAGTTGGCAACGAAATTGTTGTACCATAAGTACCTGAATACGTTGTTTTTACTAAAGTTCCGCCGTCTTTGACATCAATTGTAAGCGTATAAGAAGGATTTCCTTCATACGTGATCTTACAACTACCGTTTCCAATGTGGTTTGATATCCCTGTTGAGGCGCCACTTAATTTCGACGCAATATATCCGGAACCGCCACCACCGCCAATATAACCTGCATTTCCATAGGTTCCGCCATAATAGCCGCCACCACCAGCGCCGCCATATCCAAGTTTTCCATAAACCTGAACATTTGTATGTTGACTGACGGTTGCAGTTTTATTACTATCCTGACCCTGTCCAAATGCGTATCCGGCTGTTTGTGTACCACCATTAGAATGCTCATTTTTAACTCCGGCAGCTCCGGTTCCGTTCAGTCCGCCACCATTACCTGTTTGCGAACCACTAAAATCGAGCGTACCAGTACCACCACCGCCACCAGCAACTAAAAGAACAGAATCTTTCTTGTCTTTAAATGCAGATAGGGTTCCTAAGTTGTCAAACGTAATTGAGGTGGCTCCACCACCGGAACCAGTACCGTAATAACCTGTACCACCGCCATTATAACCACCTGCTGCTGATGCAGAACTAGATGACATTGATCCTTGACCGCCGACAGTGATATAGATTGTTTGCCCCTTTACTAAGGTGACAGATCCTGCGGCATGACCACCATATCCTCCTTTTGTTCCAATCCAATAGCCACCCTTATCCGAACACCCACCACCAGACGCACCATATGCATCAATTGTGTAGGTTCCAGTTTCTGGCGCCGTAAATGACTGGATTCCTCCTGTATATGAAAATGACCATGTATTATCTGCTGCCTTTGCCGTCATCGAAGTATCTGTAATAACAGTCACGATCACAAAACACATTGCCAAGATCATCGATAATATTCTCTTTAACTCATGTTGTGTCTTAAACTTAGCCATTCGCATTTTCGTCTCCTTCTATTTTGTATTTTAAGCTATTGTACTTAGCTCTATATTTTTACAAGGCTCACAATATTGAAAACTCGTCAAGAAGTTTTTCAATTCAGTTATAAATATGGACAACCAAATGACAAAGAAAAAGAGCTCTGAGACAATTCCCAAAGCTCTTAATTCTGCTAATTGATGATCGAAGTATGGAAGTCGTCCATAATGGAACCTTCTCCAAGTCTCATATCAAATGTTCCCATTGAAGTTACCGTTTCTGTTGTGACAGATTCTGCAGAACTACGAATTAAGTACTTATTTGCTATGATTTTCGTTGTAATCTGATTTATGATTCCCATGTCAATATGATCTGGATTTTCTGGAAGTCCAATATAAACCGGAACCCAGAAATCGAACACATAACATCTTGTGAACCCAGTGTTCTCTCCATCTGCTTCCACTGTGATCGTTTTACTGCTAGGATTGTTATCGTCTGTGTATTCTGACGTTAATACTGCTTCTTGCAGCATTCTCTCGAATGGATCACTGGAAGGCGTCATGTCCTGTGTCATACCATTGGTGATCAAAGTCGCATTATAGATCATACCTGGTTCATCATGAGCGACGTCATATTCTCCACTCTTTACAATACAGTCCGGCCATTCGAGACTCAAAGTGTCAACCCATCCGGTTGTATAAATGTAAAGACGTCCGCGGAATCCAGCTTTAAACAATAATGGATCTCCAAGGTCATCGCTTGTTAGTTTTTCAACCTTCGAATACAGTTCTGGTTTTCGCTCTGTTGTTTTTGTGATCACAGGCGTTTCGTTTCCAGCAACATCCACAACATGAAGTTCATAACTTAGATTCATAACATTCGGAAACATGATATTCGTCTTCAAAATGTCTTCATAATCATAGGTATATACATTGTTTGATCCATCAGCGACGAGTTCAATATCTGTTTTGTTGTCCGGATTGTCGGTATCAAACACAGTTAACCATGCATGACTGATTCCGGAAACATCTTGTTTACCACCAGCGGCATACTCATTTTCGTCACTGATTGTAATGGTGACTTTTGCTCCGTATGCAACAGAATCGTAAACAGCCCAATCCTGCCAGCTTTTGGTGCTTACTGTATTTAGTGGGTTCTCATGTGTTCCAAGGGTAACAGACATTGTCGCTTTTGGTGCTGTGGTATCGACTTTTAAGTTCATCTTTTTCGTACTTACAGATCCATCCAAGATTCGGTCTGTTTTCGTTCCCTCCGTATCCGATACGGTTAAAAAGATACTTGTTGTTCCCTCTACACCGTAAGACTGAAAGGTTGCGTTTTCTTTTGTAAGTCTTGTTACTTTATTAAAGGTTGTTCTGTCGAATACAGCATTACTATAGGCATCTGCTCTGGTCACCGTTGCATTTGCAATCCCATCTCCGATATCTTCCGCTTGAGCCCACAAGGTATATGCCGTATCAGACCACTCAGACACACTAACGTCATTTGCCAGATCATCAGACGTTACATAAATTCCGTTATCATTTTTCGCATACATCTTCACATTTGCTGGAATGAAGTTTTTCCAATGTGCATATAATGTCATGTCACTTCCGTCTGTCTGGTCATCATTTAAGTATGTGAAACGATCCGTACTATTGATCTTATTTCCACCGACTGGTTTATCATACCAACCTAAAAACTCATAGCCATCCAACGCAATCTCTGGAAGTTCTCCATATAGGTCGTCAAAGATTATTTTCTTATCTGATGTATCCCCAGTTGGAACTCCGATCGCATACCTTCCGGTCTCCGTGTGATCTAAGTTTGTATCAAAGTGCAGCGTGTATTCAATGGCAGTCCATTTCGCATACAACGTTTCGTTTGCTCTTGCGGGAATATAAGTATCGTTTGCTTTTCCAATGTATTTTGTACATTCTGGATCCTGATACCAGGCAATAAATTTGTATCCAGGCTTTTTGCCTTCCGGAAGTGTAACTGATACCTGACTCCATTGTGCAATCATATCTACTTTGTTTCCCTGTATTGATGTTAAATTTGTTACCGTTTCTTCGTCATTATAATGTCTTGTTTCCGCATGTACTTCCGGCGGACCTTTCAGTGTCACTAAAGCGGTTAAAATGATCGACGCCAAAACAATCAGAAACGATTTCTGTTTTCTATAAATTGTATCCATCTTAATACCCTTTCTATATGTATTTTGTTATCCGTGAACTATTCGGATACAAGTAATCGAGACGTCCCGTCCTACTTCTTAAATATGGACGCTTAGTGTACAAAGAAATATTTATGAACGAGAAAAGAGGAAACAACACTCTAATTTTCAAAATGTTATCTTCCTCTTTCTCTTTGTTTCTTATACTCCGGTTACCATTACTGTACGATCACATAATATGTAACCTTTGTGATTTCATATATGTCATCCATTCCGGTTTGTAACGTAACTGTTGTCACTCCTGTTTTCTTTCCAGTGATTGTGATCAAATCTCCATCGATCTTAACATCTGCAATCGATTCGTCATCAATTGTATAAGTAATCGGAAGACCGGCATCATTTCTTTCGATTTCAAATGTGGTGCTACCAAGGTTTGTGTTAGGTATCAAACAGCTTACGTACTGACTGAACCGTAAATCATTCGGAATCCTGATATTCGAATTCCACCCCTGGAACTCAAGATCACATTCATCAGAAGCAATTGGAATCATAACTGTAGATGACTTTTTATCACTATCTTCATATGCTAAAACTTGATGTCTTTCATATTGATTCTTTGATAACTGTTTTTCTGTATCATAAACATGAGTATCATCTTTCATCGTTCCTGATGTTGCATCATTACCATCATAAGACACCGGATACGTATTCTGTACCCAATGTGCATACAATATCATTGTATCATAATACTGGTAATTACCATTACGATCCCAATAGATCGAACCTGTTAGTTTGGCACCGGTGTTTGGATTATATACGAGTCTTCCGCCGGATGCGCTGTCATACCAGCCAGCAAAAGTATACCCTGGTTTCGTCGGAATGTATGCAAACTCATTAAAACCTACATTTGCTTTTCCGCCATAAGGAATATTCACATTGTCTACTGTAATGCGTCTGTCTCGACCATTATTAAACTCAAGTTGGACGCCGTAATTTCCGTCTCCCCATTTTGCATACAAAGTCTGGTCGGCGTCAAAATAGGTTGTGTTTACGAGAATATTACCGGATTCATCAATCAACATTGTACCCGTTCCATTCGTACCCGTATAATAGCCTTCAAAGTTTTTTCCTCTCACTTTCGGGTACTCAACGGTTGTGGTCATAATACCTTTACTGTCTTCGAAATATCGGTCATAATATTCCATCATATAAGGGTCTGCTGTGTCTTCGTTAACAAGACCAGTCATGCAGTAATCAAGGGTGATCTTATATTTCTTAAACGTCCATTCTGCATATAAGGTTGCGTCTGATGTATATTCGCTGGCATCTATTGCAAACGTTCCATCCGCATTGATTACCGTTCGATTTCCAAGTTTGTAACCCTGGAATTCGTATCCATATTTTGTTGGTACCGCAATTTTTGTGATCGTTGTTCCGCGTGCTGTTTTTGTGTACCGACCTCCGGATACATAAGCGACGGTATCTCCATCGGTACATGCAGGCTGCAGGTCATCCTTTCCATCACGGACTAAAGTCAAAGTGTATACATTGTCAGACCACTGAGCTACAAACGTTACATCTTTCTTAAACGAAGCCATGTCGACTGTTTCTCCTGCTGCGTACGTTCTACTTGTATAAGAAGCGTCAAGTTCTGGATCGTATGCTAGTTTCCAATATAGGAATGTCGCATTTGGTTTGGAAGCAGTTGGTAATGTGATCAGTGTGGATCCTGAAATATTTGGAGACATTACGTCGGTTGCACCTTCTACGGATCCGTATTTGTACGCAAACCCATATTTAGTGTATGCAGGGAAAATACCGAATGGACCTTTGTCATAGTAGCCGCCAGAACTATAATAATAATCTCCATTTTTGTATAAATTATAGCCGTATCCACTTGCATTCAAACTCATGTATAACGTTGTGGATGTTGATGTCATATATGTATTACGAAAACTAGTCCAACCATACCCTATGTTACTTCTTGGATATTTACCGCCATAAACACCCATGAAGTATTTTTTTCCTGTAGGAACATTCCTTAAAACTCCAGTCCACCATGCAGTAATGTCATAGCTTCCTGAAAATGACGTTTTAGGTTCTGTTGAATTGTCAAAATAACTACAATCACTCCATGATCCGTAGTCCATATAGTTTACAGAAGTATCAAAAGCATCTCCACTTTGGTCGAGTTTAGTTCCATTCGGAGACCCAGCGATTGCGTTTCCTTGTTCGTCTGCCTTCTGCAGTGTCCAAGTGTGATCCCAGCTTAGTGTTGTCTTCTTTGATGTCTCACTTGCAGTTCCACCATTGCCATCAAAAGAAGCTACATAGTTGATCGTATTAATATCCGGGTTTGGAATACCAATTTGTGTTCCAACCTGTTTTGTGATGATCGCTGGGTTATCTTCTGTATAGGTTGCTCCATTATAGGTCCATTTGCCAAGAGTAGGCCTTACGTATAAGGTTGAAAGACCCGTAGCATCATATAGAGTTTCTATTGTAACCGTTGCTCCATTCATTCCTGGCTCAGCAAGTACTTCGCTTACTAATTGCGTTATATTTGTTGCGCTGTCATAAATCTGTGAACTGCCATCTGGCTTCACAACTGTAATACGTTTGTCTGAAGTAGCCTTGAAATTTGTGATTGCCGGAGCATAAACGCCGCTATCTGTATAAGTCTGACCATACATTACCTGTTCACTTTTACCGGTAATTGATTTTGATGCTTTCGTCCAGTTGTTAACGATATCCTGGTCATCATACCATTTATCTGCAAGTGCTACCGTATGATATACATTAATGCTGTTAGCGGTTGTCTGAATGCGGATTTCTGGAATATCTGTTTCTCCAACAATATCTTCGCCAACAGACCATTTTGCGTAAGTTGCTAATCCAAACGTCTCACCACTGACGGTTAGTGTTTTCTTCTTGTCATCATAGGAAGATTCATTCGTAAACAATGCAGGCGTTCCATATTGTGCTGTGTTTCCGTAACTATCTCCGCTTCCGCCATTTGTGCCCTGTCCATTTACGGATCTATATGCCCAGGTTCCAAGTTTATAGAGCTCAAATGACTGGATCAGTGATCTATGGGCACTATAATAATCGGAAGCACTGAATCGTGGCAGATATTTTGCATTATTTCCGGAAACAAAAGTATTGAATCCGCTACCATTTCCGTTTGCATCAATTCGTGTAAAATACTGTGCAATCTGAGCTTCTGAAGGAGAATTGATACCAACAACCTCTTTCATGAATTTCTTTATGGTGCTATAACTTTCGCCTTCATATTTTGCAATGATGCCGAGTCCATTTGCAACCGTATAATTACATCCGCCTGGGAAATACCAGATATCCATACTATCAGAGGATGCAATGTTTCTGGTTGTAAGAGAGCTGCGTCTGATTGTTGCCGGATAAGGTGTAGAACCACTGGACTTATCAGGTTCCAATCTGATGTAAGTCTGCAATACATTCCGCTCCGTTAGAGTTTCTGTTGTGTTTCCATTATTGTTGTAATCAGAACCATCAACAAATGTAAGTTCATTGTAGTTTTGTAATACTTTATCACTCTGGAAGAAATCAACCCAGCTGTATTTAAACCCATCGCCCTGCCACATTTTCACATACTGATTTTTTGTATTGTTGACAGCTTGCGGAATCTGACTTGCAGTGTACTTTTTACCAACCGGAACACTGTTTGTATGTGAATTCCAATATTCGTTTGCTTTTGATACGTTCCAATTTGCAATTGTTCCGTTTTTATCAACACCTGCGAAATAGCCATATGGTCTCACATTAAAATCATATGCTTCTGCTGTTCCTGCTGCTCCGAAAAAGTTTGTATACCAGGAATGACCTTCTTCTAATGCTTCTCCCATGTCATAGTTTGAAAATGTAAACTGTAACATGAATGTAGAACTTCCGTTAGCATCGTTCTTTGCAGCAGATGCCGTACTTTTGGATACGTTTGTTTCGCCGCCCTTTTTAATGATACTAATAAAACTTGCAGCACCTGCTGAGACTGCTCTTGCTCCTGTTACACTTGGACTGTTGCTTGACTGAGCTGACGTCTTTCCGATTCGTATCACTTTCTTATTGGCGTCTCCTTTTACAACACTATCTGTCGTAAACCCAGACACAACGGAAGAAGAATTGAAATGGTTTACTTCATCAAAATTAGACATATAAGGTGCTGATATTGTAAACTTCGTAACGCCATGCATATCATTCAGGTAAAGGTAGCCAACAGAGTTATCATACCACCACCAGGTATTCGCATTTGAGATAACCAGATCGTCTTTGTGTTCTTCGTATTGTTTCAAGCAGTAATCAATAAATGGTGTCTTTGTTTCTGCTGTTTCTGTTAGATCGTCACTTAGTAACACATCTTCATCTGTGATTTCAAAAGAAGTTTCTTCTACATCGCTGTTTAATATCTGACTGCGTTCTTTGATCTCTTTCATATCATCTTCTGATAATGATGAGAGAAACTCTCCTACGAATGCATAATGAGTATCTCTTAAATACAGGTCGAGATCATCATCGCTTATATTCCTCCAATCAAGATCCATAATTCCTGGACCAAGATCTGTTTCCGTTTTTCCTTTCCACGTAACACCTTCTGTATGTGTGTGATCGAACATTCCGGATGCAAAAGCATAATCTGCTCTTTTGTAGACATCATATGGGTTTACAATACCATATCCATAGTACTCATCCCAATCTGTATCATTTGGATTTTCAGCAGCAGAATTGATCAGCTCATCTGCATCTGCACCATCAATTCCCATAATATAAGCATACATGGAAGACATTCTGATTGCCGCGTTTGAGGTTCCGTCAACGCCATCGTAGTTGCCATACGTTGCATAGTCGATCGTATCTCCATAATTGCTATATTCTGCAAACTCCCCATCAACATCTACAGACGAAACAACGATCGCTTCCGGAATATTGGATGGAGTTATTTTGGCTACGTCCATACTTCTGTTTCCGGCGGATACAATTACCTTGATACCTGCATCTGTAGCCTGTTTGATCGCATCCGCAAGCAGGAAGGAATTTTCAGACACTCTTGCATTCATACTGATATTAATGATATCAACATCCTTCTCAATCGCATACAAAATACCTGCATAAGTACTTGTAATCGTAGCGAATCCGTCTTTGTTTGCTACTTTGATTGGCATTATGTTTACGTTATCGTTTGTCATTGATGCAACGATTTCTGCCATTCTGGTACCGTGTCCGTTATCATCTTCTGTATTTCCTTGCTCGTCATCTACTGTATTGATTCCTTTTAGAATCCTGTCACTGTCTCCCGTATATCCGGTATCGAGGATTGCAATCGTAACCGGTTTTGTTGAAGCCGTTTCAGTATCAGTATCCATAATAATTGTATTGTCTTCTTGGGCTTCTGTGTCTTCGGTTACAATATCTCCGGAGATATCAAAAACAGCTTCATAAGAAACTGTCATATTACTGGAAACACATTCCGTATGCGCGTAGTAGGCTGCTTTCTCACTGGAAAACATAACAGCCTGCATATTCTCTGATAATGAGATAACGGAAAAGGTTATGTCTTCTTTGTCCGTGTCGTTTTGGTCGTTAATAACCTGACTTACTGCTGCATTTCCAATTGAGGTTGCTGTTTCTTTGTTTCCTTTTATAAGAATTGTCTTAAAATGAGCCTGTTTATCCTGTGACCAGCCATCTTCGTCATAAATAAGACTATGTAATTCATCAGCCTCTAATTCTCCATGGGTTCCCTCATTTAAGAATGCGAACTGTTCGGCATCAAAGTTTTCGTACGCATCATGATCGTATCCGTTTAAAATATCCGAAGACAGTCGTGCAGACTCAGATGCCATACGTTTGATATTACTTAAATTACTACTCGAATAAAAACACATTCCCGTGAGCAAAACAACAAACGCTCCGAGTATTACTGCCTGTATCCTTTTTAATTCGTTTTTCATAATTTATCCTCCAAATTGTTAACTGAAATAATATTTTCGTTTGTTTTTGTATACTAAATATGTGTTCCCAAGTTGCAGACAAAAAAACAGTCCTTTCATGTCAGAAAGAACTGTTTCGCATGTAACGATTATGCATATATAATTTCGTCAATATTTTCTATCCTGTTGATGTCAAATCCTTTGCTTTCGAACTCTTTTTGTCTTTCGTATCCTAAAATTTGTCTAATATGCTGATAACCAATAGCTGCGTTATATACCGGAACCATACTTTTGTCACTAAATTGTCGAATCCAAGTATTCGAATCGACTTCCTTTGAACTAGTTCGTCCCAAATACTCTTTCAATTCAGACGTTGTTAAATCTAATGGCAGTAACAGAAAACATGCAATTACGTCTTCTGTTGTTGTATCTATATCTTGAGGAATCATGGTTGTATCATATATGCCTTCAAACATTGATTCTTCTCCTCTCAACAAATACTTTGCAATTCCGCGAGCTATTGCGTATCTTTGTGTTTTTGCATCCAATAATTTGTTAACAACAATTGCCATTTTGCCTTGTTTTTCTTCAATTAACCGACTAAGGATGCCAGTTGTAGTGCATGATTCCTGGTTCTCAAAGTCCAAGTAATGCACTTCGAATCCAATATGAGACGCAATTGCTTCTATATCTATTGGAAATACAACTGGTCGGTCACCATAAACTTTGCGAATTAAATTCATACAGTACTCTGAAAACTCGGAATATAATTCTGTTGTTGATTGCATTATTACACTTATTTGATCTGCTTTTGCTTGCATGTTGTTCTCCTATAATTTTCTTTCCTATTCTTAGTTTAGTATTCAATACGTTTTAGTCGCCTATCCATTAGGATGCAGGAACAGGAACTTATATATGTTCGAAATTGATCGATATCCGCACTTCCGGTTCCATATGTGCATCCGGTCTCAGGCGCCGAATCCTTTTGCATTGATCCGTTTTTTAGCACCTTTACAAGACATTCCCCGTATATCTTTCCTTTCGACACCATACGATTACGCCCTCTTTTCCAATCTCAAGTCTAGTATTGTCCTGATATCGTATTTTGAATGTGTTTTCTTTTTGATTTCCGGGATTCGGATGCCCATCTTTCTGGAATCATTAAGATTTACACTCTTTTTGCCACAGGTATCCATAAATTCCAAGAATGTTTTAGCATCAATATAATACGTTTCCTCAAAGTCTCTGAAATTGATCACGATTCCAGCAATCGCACCAGCATTAGATGCTTTTACCAGGTTTTCAATCTGTCTTCGTTTGATTGGAGCATCCTTTGTTCCGAACCCAAGTGTTTTTTCTTTATGACTTTTTAATTCGAGTGCATACATCTGACCGTTTTCGCAAAGGATTATATCATAAGGGCTTTTAAGCGAAAATCGTTGTGTACTGTGATTCACATCAAATCCAAGAGCAGCGTCATGTAGTCTGCAAAAATACACACCTTCTGGAACGGATGCTTTAAAATCGTCTTCGAATACTTTTCCTACGTTCTTTGCCATAACTATAATTCCTCACTTTTCCGTTTCAAAATAAGCTGAACATGAGTTGGGTTCTGCATCTGGATACCAAAATCGTTTTCCACCTGGTTGCTGATAAACTGATTCGTATACAGATTCTTGAAAATAATCTCATAATTTCCGTTCGAGATAATATCCATAAGACCATCAAGTGTTAATGGCAGATAGTTTTCGTGTAATTCTCGGTCCCAGTTCTCAACATACCGGTACTTCAGCAGGAAATGATAAAGATGATAACTGGTTGCGATCTTACCGTATACGCGTTCGTAATCATCTTTTTGTGCTCTATAAGTTTCGTTATTGTTGAGTTTTACAAGATCAAAGATATTTGCAGCTGTGTTTTTTTCATCGACTGTAATCATATCCCGAACAACAATATACTGAAATCCAGACTCAAATACTGCTTTCCAGAATAATTCCACCTGTTTTGGATCCATATAACTGTATATTTCATGAATGACACTGCTTAAGTTTAGTATACAATGTTTCGGATCCGCTACATTATCTAATGCCGGGTATTGTGATCTAATCCAGGTGGCATTTGGGTTGCGAAGTGTAAATAACTCTTTAAACGCCACCTCATTGTCGATCCCGATCTGCTGCCAGTCGATTCCCAGTTGACGCATGGTTTGAAACAGACATCCGTCTGCACACCCAAAGTCAACGATTGTATTGACTGCATCTGTCGGAATCTGATTTAAGAAAAACAACTTTTCTGCCATTGATCCTTCCATACGCAACGCATAGTTTTCTGTATTTTTGATTGCTGGTACTGTACTCATAATTGATAGTCCTTTCTATTTGTACTTAATTCCAAGTGTTTTGTAATCTTCTTCCGTCAATAATCGTTTCTTGTTTTCTGATACTGATATTTCTGTGTGTCTCTTTTTACTGTTTACTGAGATGTTCTCGTGTCCTCAATGTTAATTTTCTTTTTGTTTCAATAACAATTTCCCTCTCTTTAATCGAACTGTATTACTTTTGACTGCAAAAGTTTTAGAGCAGATCTTATATTAAGAAGGCTCACAATCTGAAAAACTCGCCTTTCGTTCACACAGAATAACCGAAATTCCCGTCCTAATTCTTAAATATGTATAAGTATTTTGCAAACAAAAAGAAGGCAGACATAATAGCCACCCTCTTTCGTTTGCATTTGTTCTGTTTTCAGTCGCCTCCCATAGCCTAGTACCGTTCCTTTCTCTGGATCCGATCCAGTTTCTGACGTCTGTTATCAGTACGTGCCGGTTTTCCACCTGGTTTCTTCTTATAAGTTTTGCAGGTCTGTCACTGATGGCGGAACGTTCCCTCTTTTCCTAAATCACAGTTTCCCTCACAAATGTAATGAATACACTGAATTTCTCTAGTTTTTGCCATAATCGTTTCCTCCTTGCGTGTGTTTATTGGTATTTTGATATCTTAAATATGTGTTCAGTCACTGCAAACAAATTAATATAATCGGTTATTTTTCGAATATGCTCATAAAGGCAAACATGCAAAATAGAACACGCTCATTCATCCCATATTTATCGTATACAAATAAACAATCATAAAAGGAGACAAATCAGGTTACTGGTGCGCCTCCTTTTTATTGTTTACAGGAACAATCAAAAAAAAACATTTATTTTAAGGAGGAACCAAAACCATGATTAAGTTATTTAATTCAAACACCACTTTTGAGGAGGCAGTAGAGATTAGCCGTACTGTTTCCGACCTGACCGAACTCGATATGATTCAGATTTCAGCTCTTTTTGTTGCAGCAAGAAACACAGGAAACGAAATCCTGGAAATGAAATGTCGTAACCGGTTAAACGAATACAGCCAGACAAAGTCAAATCTGAAGTACATCGTAAATCGTATGTACGGCAAATACGGAGTTGACGAATTGATGTACCTGTATCAGCAGTATTCGTACGATGAGATCTACGACATGATCAGTCCGATGGTTTCCGATCTTTGGAATGAACTAACATGGAAATTCGTTTCCGGTTATCTTGGTGATACAAGAGCAAACCGAAACAATTTCTTTTACGGTCGTTTCTTAAAGATCAGAATCAAAGGTCTGTACTGCAGATTGATCGGCGAACTTGCAAAAGAACGCTATCCAAAGTTAACATTCAGCATGTTGAGACAGTATGTGAAACTTCGGAAGCTAACAAGCTACCGGTTCATTATTTCTCGTCATACAAACAACGAGTTGAATCAGATCTTATTGGACGCTGAGACAGAAACCCTGTCAATGAAACGTCTCAACCAGATGCGAGTTGCTTTTGGATACGAACCAGAGATCGAAGAAATTCCGTTAAGAGAACAGCCTGCATGGAAAGCTTCTCACAGGAACGAAAGAGAATTCTGGAAGAAGACAAAGGCAGACAAGATCAATCAGAAAGAACAGGACGGTTTTATTCTGTACCTGAAACGTGATTTTGATTTCACGGATGATGAGCTTGCAAACCTTGTAAACTGGCTCATGATTGCCAGATATGAAGGTCGTGTTGGAGATGACATTCCTGTATGCGAATCACTCAAGAACAGATACAAAGGAAAGAAAGGTGGAAGAATAACTGAACCAAACTACATGAAAGAGATGCGTGTAGAAATTCTTATGAACTGTGATACCGATTTCGTTTCCCCAGTGTTTATTCATACACTGGAATCCGGAATTGGCGGAAAAGTCAGAGGACAGATCAACGCACATCTCGCAGCCCTCGCAGCCTAAATTTTAGAAAACACTCATGGAAATTCTTTTTGGAGATCCTGTGGGTGTTTTTCTTTACTTAGGCTGCCTTTACCGAATTGTAAACTGAAATAAAAGAATGCACCTACTAGAATCCCATATGAGATAACTATAGATGCATTCGTTGCATACGTTTACAAAAGCTGATCTACATACTTTCCGAGATCTTTTTCTGCCTCGGTTTTCAGTGTGTAAAATCCGCTCATGTAATCCATTTTTGATGTCGATAACGCTTTGAATATGCATTCTGCCAAAATCTGGTTTGCATCTTCTTTGTATATATTCTGAATTTCATCAATGCCGTCATCGAAATACATCATCGCGACATTATTGAGGTAATTCAAACTATAGTTTGCGAGATCGATACCCGTTGCACAAGCTACATACTGGACTTCAAAGGTTTTCATATCAAGCTGAGATCGAACTTCGCCGAATACGAATTTAGTATCTGAGTACTTCTTTCCTATAAATCCGGTTTTCTTGTCCTCTTTCTCCTGACAATTTACCTCTTCCTTACCCTTATCCTTTTCTTCAATCATTCGTTCCATGATTTCGTCCATCTTGATTCGCAACTGTTCTGCCTTTGCGAACGCTTTTGTGATGTTTTCTAAAGTATCTGCATTCGAAGAAAAGCCTGCATAAGTGTATGTTGCAATACCATATGCATCATAGAAAAACGTCAGATTAAGTTCGCTGCATTCGAATTTCACTCGTTTTGCATACATACCTTTGTACCATGCAGTTTTCGCAATCTCATCGCTGCTTGAGATCACTTCAAATTCATCGATTTCCTCTGTTAACCCGCACTCTTTGCACGCAAGACGCAAAGCTTTTTCCTGTAAGTTAACGACGTCATCATGAACCTGTTCTCTTTGTTCTAAATAATAATCTTCTGGTGTCATAATATTTCTCCTTTTCTGTGTTTTGTTTTGGATACTATAAATATGTGCCGGGAAAGATATCTGCAAAACAAAAATAATACCTGTGGGCACCCATTATGAGTATCCGCAGGTATTGTTCAATGATCATTAGCGATCGAGATCTTCGTCAGCGCATTCCAGGTCGCCCGTTATCAAACATTGCAAATCGTCCGTCCATACAACAAAACTTTGTGTAGAAGTCTGCATCTGTGCCGGATTTGGTCCCTGTAAATCAGAATCGATGTCGTCTGGATTCACTTCCATATTTTTCACGTCCTGGAAGTGCTGACTATGTTCTAATTCTTCGTTCGAATACAAAGCTGTCTCCAATCGATTTAATAATTCGGCTGATGTTATTTCTGGTATCTTAATCATGATAATTATTCCCCTTCTCAATTTGTTACCCTAAATATGTGTCGGAAAACAAAAACTTATTTCTAACTTTTCGCTACACCACAATTTGTAATCGATCTAATCATGCTGGATGGACACTGCCTGTGTTTCTCAAATTCTGGTTGCTCTCCATTCAATTCACTTTTGATATATTCCTGCATCGCTCTCAACGCTTCGTCTTCAGATGTATATTCTTCTTCGATCTCGTATGGATCAAGAGGAACTATATATGGAATCCATGAATCGGCGATCACATAATTAGCTTCTGAGCCAAAAGTCTCTTTGACTTCCTCGATTCCACCAGGATAATACTGTTTCAAGATGTTATCGGTACGATCTATCGGAGCTCCACTGATATTGATATCATAATCAAAAATCCCATAAAGTTTCTGTACAGGATCCCCACCAAATCGATACCGAATCCCACAAACTCGAAACCTGGTTTCATCGATCTTTTTGAATATTACTTGCAGATTTGTTGGAGTCCAGGATGGATCAAGTGCTATATTCACTTCTCGTACGCTAAATTCTTTTATTTCCATAAAAACTGATCCTTTCTGTTCGCAACATGTTTTTGTTTCCGGTTGTTCTGATTTCTAACTTCCAGAGCCAACATAATTTACACGTGTTTTCGTTTGCTTATGATAAGGCTCAAAATATAGAAATCTCGTCACCGGAAACGAAATGGTTCTGATTCAATTTTGGCATACATGCAAAACAATTAACCGAGAATTCCAGCCCTACTTCTTAAAACCTGATCTTTCTTGCAACAATTGGATCTTTATCCAAAGTCGGACACAAAATAAGCTCATCTTCATGTGGCATAACACGTAGATCAATCATATAATTTAGTGAGGATTTGGCATCTTCTGTTGTAATTCCGGCTGCTTCTGTCAAAAATTCGATCGTTGGTTTATCATTGGTTCCTAAACATACGATTGCAATTGCATTACAAAGGACTGTATTATAGTCATCGGGATGCTGCATTTTCAAATTCGTGATAGACTGATAAATAAAATCAACACTCAATTTGAATCGACGTGCTTCAACACAAAACAATCTGGCATCATAAAAACAAAGACTTACTTCATCCATAATCACTCTTGTCATCGGGGCTTTTTCGTCATACATCATTGTATACCGGTACACGAGTTCATCTAAAAAGATTGATTCGTAAACACTTTTTTCAAACCAGTCCGTTTCCACAAACAAAACAGTATTTGTTTTATGCATAAAGTCATGAACAAGACTTGAGAGATCGATTGTGTCTCCTGGTAATAATTCGTTAAGTCTGACCATCAAACTCATAATCACAGATTCTCTGACAGCCGAAGACAGAGATCGAATTGATTCTGACCAATAAGCAACATCTCCGCTGGTATCCCCAGATAGCTTTTCAACAATATTCTTGTGATTGCATTTTTCAGGACGGTCAAGAAGTACCAAAATGATATCTAAAAGAGCTCTCTTTTCGGCTTCCAAAAAGAATTCATCTGTCTTTTCGTCATCAAAAAGAAACTTATGAGCATTAAACATTTTGTTTACGAATCGTTCCGCATCCGCACGATCAGTAATCAAAGAGAAGTAATCGATTGGTCTTTTGCTTAAGTCGATCTCAAATGTTTTTCTTTCTGTCATACGTTCGACAATATTTTCGGCTTCTGATTTTCCCATATAGACGATACAGTTACTATGATGATCTGCGGTCATAATATTGGGCTCGATATAACTGTATTTCTTCCCGGAGCCCGCTGCTCCGAGTACTAAGACATTCGTATTTGTTTCAGGGCTCAATGGAATTAATACATCTTTTCCGAGCCTTTTCGTTGGACCGCAATATCCACTCGGTAACTGATAGGTTTTAAACTCATAATTTGGTTTCTTAGGTGCACGTAATATATTTTGCTTTTCCTGATTTCTCTTTCTGCTAAATAAAATCATAATCTATATTCCTTTCTGTTTCGTTGTTCATTGTTTTTGTTATCCTAAATATGGATAACGAAAAAGCAAAGGAAACAGAAAACTGTGTTCAAAGGTTGAGATAATGGTTTGGTTATAGTTGAAAAAAAACAGACGATGGGTTCCGAAAACTGCATAACATGTCATAATTACCATCTTGGAACCGCACATAGGTATTCAATAACAACACTAGTGCAAGTTTTGATACGATTTCTCGAATACGAGGTATAGGTTCCAGAGACTGCAGAAAACATTTCGATTACCACTCTGGAACCTATTATTAGTATCACGGGAGTTTATCTCACGTGACCTGTACTCCAAAGGAGTGGGATTCAATAACAACACTAGTGCAGATTTTGATACCACACCTTACGGTGTACAGTTCACTCGAAACAAGTTCTCGTGATACGTTTTTAAGAATACGAAGCATAGGTGCCGAAAGCTGTATAATACACTTCGATTACTGCTTGGAACCATTCATAGGTATTCAATAACAACACTAGTGCAAGTTTTGATACGAAACTAAGAATATAGTTGTATAGGTTTCGAAAGCTATAGAATACTCTTTGATTGCTACCATGTAGCACATATTTAAGATAACAAATCATTTGAACTCAAGGAGGAAAACAATATGAGTACATTCAAACCAACGTGGGAACTGAAAGTTGCTGATGCTGAAAAGCCAGAATTAATCGGACAGCTCATCGATATTTTTGAGGACTTCCTGGACGACAAAGGAATCACGACTGATGATATTCCAAATCCAGAACGAGAAGATGAAGACGACTGTTCCGCTATCATCTATGGTACCGATTATGATGTTCTGGCGGATAAAATTGCTTCTGTCTTAGGTTTCGAACGATAACAAACAAAAATTGAGACTGGTTAATGCCAGTCTCTTTTTGTTCTTACTTGCCAGAGAAAAGGAATTCATTGAGCGTGATGACGTTCAGGCGTTTCTCAAGAAGATTGCCGAATAAGCTCCTAAATCTGGAGAAAGACATACAGCGATTGCTGTGTGTCTTTTCTTTTGTCTCTTTCGAGCACATATTTAGGATACCAAATAAAATAGATCAAACGAAAGGAGATCAAAACCAATGAGTAATATTAATGAGACAGGACTTGGTAACTCTACTAACAATGGCGGAAATGAGGATTTCAATCCAGCGCCACTTAACATTGAAGATATCATGCAACTTCGAATCACTAAAGTAACGCCTAGAAAACTGTATTTTGATTACGAAGATCGGCATTTTGCAATTCTCGACGTCAGTAACGCAAACACTTCTTTACTGTATTTCTGCGAGCGGACTTTCACAAACGATTATGGGTTTGTGAATATAAGATTTATAAACTTCACCTACAGACCAATTGGTATTCCATGGTTTATCAAAGATGTATCCAAACGTCACCCATGTACTGTGACTTATAGTAATATCGATCGTGAATATTTTGTAAAAGCGCTTATAGAGCTTGGTTTTGCGACAGGTTTATACGCAGACGAATGGGCAGAAAAGAAACAGAAAATCGATGATATCAAAGCAGAAATTGCAAGACTTAATGACCAGATTAAGGATATCAATGATGAATGGTTTAAAACATCTGGTCACGGTTCAAAATCCTACACAGATGAGACAATTGGAGCTATGAGACTTCCGCAGATTTTGGGAAGAGATTTCCCTTACATGAAAGGTTATGATCATGTTTGGGAAGAAAAACCGATTTCTAACCCTAATTTACGCTGGAATGATCCAGAAAGGTATACCGACATGATTTCTGTTGGCTTCCCTGAAAACTCAGAAAATGGAGAAACCACATACCACCGTTTATACGTGTCAATCAACGCACTTATAAACAAAGATGCATTATCAGTTTTATACTTTCATCGGAAATACTGGAAGAAGTACAATCCTGCTACAACAGAAATCGAGATTCCAGTTTCTAGACGCGAGGCAACGACCGCTTTGGATATTACTTCTTATTCTTACAGAGAGGCTTTGGTTTCAAAATCTGATCTCTCCTTATCTACAGATGAGAAGGAAGAAGAATTCCTGAAACGTGATGACGTCCAAGAGTTCCTCAAGAAAGTTGCCGAGTCCAAATAAGTTGTAAACTCAAAAAGAGACATGCAGTTATTACTGTGTGTCTTTTCTTTTGCCTTTGTATTCTAATATTGTGTATTCGGATTCTGGTACTCTATTTATCAAACACTCTTCAATCCCATATTTAATACAACAAACAAAAACATACACACATACAAGGAGGAAAAAGAAAATGCGTATTTTAAAGAACGATACTGCAGACTTCAGTATCGAAATCAAGAATCTTGACGACCTTTGCATTGCAAATGTGACCGAAAGTCATATCAGATTTGTCTATGATGGAAAACGTTATATTCTGTCAAAAGACGATCCGGATGACGATTTTATAACTATGTATAAGGTCGTTTCAAAAAACACCCTGCGTGAAATCAGTACGCAGATTACGTCGATTGATATCTGTCTTCTGATCAGAGATTCATCAAACTCTGATGCAAACAAAGAGTATTTTGCAAGAATGCTTACAAAATTAGAGTTTGCAACAGGTTTGTACGAATCTGAGTATGCTTCTCAAAAAGCAGAACTCGAACAGATTCATGAGGATATGATGATGGACATCGATTCTGATTTTGATCCCATAATAGCAAAATTTCTGGGAGTCTGCTGTTAAACAAAAGAAATTGAGCCTGCTTTTTTAGTTGGCTCCTTTTTGTGTCCGGATTATTGGACTCGATATTATAAAACTAAATAAAAAGACACGAGCTGACACCCACGAAACACCTGGCTACGAAAAGAAAAGAGCCTACCATGAAGGCAAGCTCGTTCCTTTTATGCACCGATCATTGGATTGACGTATATTACGCCAAAGCAAAGTATACGCCGCCAGCGATAAACACAAGCAACATACCAGCAATCAGCAAACTCTTGCCAAGAGTCTCTGCATCGTAACCATATTTGATACTACAGACTGCTAACAAAGCGACACCGATGATTGATAAAATAGCTCCAACGGTTAATAAAAATAATAACATTTTAATTCCTCCTTATATGTGTACGTTTTGTTTGTTGTCCTAAATATGTGCTTCGTTCGAACACAATTACAACAGATACCGTAATTTTGTAGCCGATCATTCGTTGCCCTCTCTTTTTGTGTCCGATTTATTGGACACTATATATAAAATCAACTTCAGCGGACACGAAATAACGACAACGAAAACATCAGGCTACGAAAAGAAAAGAGCCCGCCATAAGGCAAACTCTCTTTTTCTTGTTAATCGTTGTCTGTGTTCCATGGTAACTTGATAACCTTTTCTGCATCGACAACTTTCTCGTTATGATACCAGGATGTCCATGGATTGCACGTCCAGTATGTGTCTTCTTTGACTTTCTGATTCCATTCAGAAACATTCTGGATTGCCAATATTTTTGCAGCATCATCGTTTCCTGCATCCGCAATCTTTACTTCGTTAAGCAAAGCGTTGTATCTGATCTCGTTTTTCATAATCTTTGAGTCTGTTCCAATATGAACCAAAACAAAGATGATAAAGGAAACGAAAACAACCCAAAACGCAATGGATGATAACCTTTCTGCTATTTCACCAATGCTTGTAAACATCGTTTCTGTGTATACGATATAGAAAACAATCATAGCAATAAGTGCGACTAAAAAGATAAGCATAATAATATTCTCCTTTTCTTTGTGTGTAATTGTTGGTTATCTTAAATATGTATTTCGTTCTGGTATAATAACAACAGAAACACTAACTTTGTAGTTGATCATCCGTTGTCATCTCTTTTTGTATCCGATTAATTGGAGATGAAATAACGGCAGAAAAAACATCTTGATACGAAAACATCCGGCTACCAACTAAAGTATATACATGCACTGGCAATGATAATTATCTCCAATATAGCGACACCACGATCTTCAGAATCAGATAGAATACCAAACAAAATAGTTCCAACAAGCAAAACACTAAATACAACGTCCAACATAATATTTCCCTCCTTGTATACGTACGTTTGTTCACAGTTTGTCTACCATTAATAAGGCTCACTTTTTGGAAACCTCGTCAGATTTCTTAATATTTCGGATCCGTTTCTTCTGTAACCAAAAGAAAAAGAACCCACATATTTGTATGCAGATTCTTTTCTCTTTCGTTTTTGGTTACATTTTGGCGGATCCTATTCGTTCGGATTCTCCAAACCGAACGCAGACCAGTCGTCATCCGTTCCTTCGTTTTCTAATGATAAACGATATGAATCGACGTCAAGAATTGCATCGACCATAACATAGGAGTGGTTCTGATCTCCATTTTCGTCCTCAAAGGATAATCTCATAGTATTGTATTCCCCAAGGGTAAAACTATAATACGATGTAATACATCCAACATCTACTCCATTCTTATCGTACAGACGATTAATTTCTTTATCATCTGGATTTCGATAATAGATATGCCATGTGTCATCGTACTTTACAAAAACCGGTTCTAAAGAATCAGATACTGATTTTGAATCTGCTCTCTGCTCTGTTATTTGAGTGCTTTCGTTTGAATTCTCGCTAAGATCAGAATAACATCCGGTAAGATACAAAGACATGATCAGGACCGCTAAAACCAATAACCCTCTTTTGTTTGTTACATTGTGTTTCATCTTCGTTTTCTCCTTTTATATGTGCTAAATTTATTGGCTATCTTAAATATGGAATGAACTACCGCACACAAATACTTCGGAAACAAAAGAGACCAACCAATCGGTCAGTCTCTAATGTAAGTTTAGTCTACTTTGATATCGGTGCATCTGTAGAAAATCTCCGGATCAAAGTTTGGGAGTTCTTTAATGACATTTTTGTCTTTTTCTGACAGGTTATCCCACCAGTTCTGTCTATCCTCGATTGACGAGTAGTAATCATAGTGATCATCTTTCCCTTTATACACGGTAAGTGAAATATCGGATAATAAAGCTCTTGCATCGGATGCAAACCAATCGATCGGTGCCCAGTCTGATGGTTTATTAAAGAACCTCATCTTTGATTCTGTATCCGTATTGAAACAACCAAAATTGAACGAAGAATAATTCCAATCTCCAACATTTCTATCTCCCTTGTTGTTATCACCTACGTTACTGTCTCCAATGTTCTTGTCTCCTGTGTTTCGATTTCCATAGTTTTCGCAACCTGTATTTTTGTATCCAAGATTTCTATCACCAGAGTTTCTGTGTCCAGAATTTTGATCGCCAGTATTGCAATTTCCCTTATTGCAATCTCCAGAATTACCAATTCCGGAATTATCAAGACCTGTGTTAACAGTCTGTAATACCTCTTCCCAGGAAAGTTCGCGTACGATTTCAAGCTTATTAGTACACGATTTTTCACCATTTGTTTTGATATCTCCATAAGCAACCACTTCAGCAACTTTGTTTTCTGGGTTAAACGAATAATAATTAAAACAATCTAATAACCGGGTACAAAAATGCATTCCGTGACCACAAATTTCAATTTCTCCTTCTTCCTCGAATTTACCAGGACAAGTATATTGCTTTGGTTTAGCTCCTGCTGGTCTACAGGTCCAATTCGAATAAAAAACCTTGTATCCACGTACGGGTCCACTCATCTTTGTTACTTCACTCATTTTGTTTCCTCCTTTTTATGTGTGTTTGTTCTTTGTTATCCTAAATATGGTATAAGACTGCTGCGCACAAATACTCTGGAAACAAAAAGAGACCAACCAATCGGTTAGTCTCTAGTGTGAGTTTAATACACTTTGATTCCCGTACATCTATAAAAGATATCTTCATCGAAATTTGGAATCGCAAAGATACATCTCTTTTCAGAATCATCTAATTCATTCCACCACTTTTGAGCCATATTACGATTTTCATCCTGTGAGAAAACTTTAAAGTATCCACCTGCTGTTTCATAACTTTGGTTTACTTCTTTTTCTTCGTCAGTCATGTCCTCTTTATCTATCCATTGAATCGTTTCCTTTGGTATACTCATCAATAGCAATCTTGCATCGGATTCTAACCAATCGTAATAAGTCCAATCTGATGGTTTGTTAAACAGCGTCATTGTTGGTACTTCTGTGTTAAAACAACCGGTGTTGTAAGAAGATGCATTCCAGTCACCGGTATTAAAATTACCAATGTTGCAGTCTCCTACGTTATTACTTCCATAATTCCAGTTGCCTGTATTCATGTCTCCGTTGTTATTATCTCCAACATTTCCAAATCCTGGATTATAATCTCCGGTATTTCTATTGCCTGCATTTTGATCTCCGGTGTTTCTATGACCAGCGTTATAATCACCAGCATTGTTGTATCCGAGGTTGCGATCTCCTGTGTTAAAACCTCCAATATTAAAAGCTCCTGTGTTGTGACTTCCAGCATTACCAGATCCAGTATTACTATGACCAGTATTCTTACGTCCTGTGTTGTAACTTCCGGCATTATCGTTACCGGTGTTAGAAAATCCAGTGCAATTATTTCCAAGATTGGTAAGAGCTATCACTTCACTCCATGGAACTTCACGTACGATTTCTAACTTATTGGTACATAATTTGTTACCATATTTCTCACTTTCACTTATAAGAACCTTCCCATAAGCAATCACTTCGGCTACTTTGTTTTCTGAATTGAACGCATAATATTCAAAACAATCTGCTAATTTTTGGCAGAAATGCATTCCATTATGGCAAATTTCAAGTTCCCCTTCTATTTCGAATTTACCAGGGCACGCATATTGCTTTGGTTTGAATCCTAACGGATCACAGGTCCAATCTGAATTGAATACCTTGTATCCGTGTATTGGTCCATTTGTCTCTGTCACTTTACTCATTTTGTTTCCTCCTTTTTTTTTGTGTGTGATGTTTTTGTTATCCTAAATATGTGTCTGATTTCTGCACACTAATACTCTGGAAACGAAAAGAAAGAGACCTCGATTGAAGTCTCTTCCTTGTATTTTAACTAGTTTGTTTTTGTGCACTCATGAAATCTTTCTCTTAACATGTCTGTTGCAATCTGTCTTGCAGTTTCGAATCCCTCACAGAATCGTTCATCTACAGCGTCGATATCTTCCTCATCATACTTAAGGTCACGCATAATCTTTTTGATATCATCAATTCCTCGCTGTTTTCTATGACGACTGTTATATACAGGCATTTTGTCTATAAGCATAAGGTAATCAGGAATACGCTTCAGTGTTTCACCTCTATCGATGTTTTCACTGTCGGGTTTTTCGACTACGGGTTCGTTATTGTCGGATACATCTGTTTTTAATACCCCTACTCTGATTCCGGTACATTCGTAAAAGATATCAGGATCAAAGTTCGGAATCGCTTTAATGGTATCCTTCTCCGTATCCGAAAGATTATCCCACCAATATTGAACACGACTACAATCATCCTGTATTTTTAAGAATCCACCTGCTGTTTTATAACTTGGATGCCTGTCTTTTTCTTTTTGAGACATATCTACTTCGAACACCCAGTCAACATTGAACCCAGGCATCTGGTTTAACAAATATCTTGCGTCCGAACAGAGCCAGTCTTCATAAGTGATGTTTGACGGCTTATCGAACATCATGATCTTGTGCTCTTTTACATTGAAACAGCCAGAATTATTAGATGACTGATTCCAGTCACCTGCGTTTCTGTCTCCAAAATTATGATCACCACTGTTTTTACTGCCGGTGTTATTATTTCCGGAATTGTATTTTCCTGCATTTTTCGATCCTGAATTATAACTTCCTGTGTTTTTGCGACCAGAATTATAATTTCCAGAATTTTCATAACCTGTATTTCCTGTACCTACGTTATAGGAACCTACATTACCGCTTCCAATATTTTGACCACCTGTGTTGTTACTACCGAAATTGTTATTTCCGGTATTAAAGTCTCCAGAATTTCTGTGTCCGCAATTATATGATCCAGAATTTCCGTTGCCTGCATTTCGATTTCCTGAATTAAGACCGCCTGTATTCTCAAAACCGGTACAAAGATCACCCATATTGACAAGATGCAATACTTCATCCCATGAAAGTTCGCGAATTATCTTGAGCTTATTGGTACACGACTTATTACCATCTGTTATAACTTTTCCATAAGCAACCACTTCGGCTACTTTGTTTTCAGGATTAAAGCTATAATAAGAAAAACAGTCCGATAAACGTGTACAAAAATGCATTCCATGTTCGCTGAGATCGAGATGACCCATTTCTACAAACTTTCCAGGACATGAATATTGTTTTGATATCGCCCTATCATTTGGTCTACAGGTCCAATCCGGATAAAATACCTTGTATCCGTGTATTGGTCCGTTTGTTTCTGTCACTTTACTCATTTTGTTTCCTCCTTTTTGTGTGTAACATTTTTATTATCCTAAATATGTGTTTGGCTGCGGCACACAAAAAAATCGGAAACAAAAAGAGACCAACCGATTGGTCAGTCTCTAGTTTGTGATTAATTTACCTTGATTCCTGTACATTCGAAGAAAATATTAGGATCAAAGTTTGGAATTGCTTTAATGACAGCTTTGTCGGAATCCGAAAGATCATTCCACCATTTTTGTCTACCATCTATGTTGTTAATAACCTTCAGGTATCCACCTGTTGTTTTGTAAGTTGGGTAAGAAGTCTTCTCGTCATCGGTCATACAAGCTTCTTTTTCCCATTTTGTTGATACGTCTGGCATACTGTCTAACAAAGCGCATGCATCGCTATCCTGCCAGTCAGTATAAGTCATGTTAGAAGGCTTATTGAACATTATGATTTTGTGTTCTTCGGTGTTGAAACAACCAGAATTGTGAGATGATTTATTCCAGTCTCCAGAATTAGAATCACCAAGATTCCGATTGCCTGTATTTTCAGCTCCCAGGTTAAAATGTCCACTATTAAGATCACCTGTGTTATTATCCCCCGTATTACAGTTACCAATATTTTCGTCACCGGTATTATAATATCCAGCATTTTTACATCCAGTGTTATTACTGCCTGAATTTTCATAACCTATATTAAAATCACCTGAATTACAATCACCAGAATTCCAACCACCGCTATTATAAGAGCCAGTGTTTTTGTTTCCTGAATTTTGAGATCCTGTATTATAATGTCCAGAATTTTGGTTTCCAGAATTCCAATATCCTCTGTTATCATCGCCAGTGTTGAAATCTCCAGTATTATAATCTCCAGAATTCAAATTCCCAGCATTTTCATTTCCAGTGTTTTTTAACCCAGTACAGTCATTGCCAGTATTAACAAGATCTAATACTTCTTTCCAGGAGAGCTCCCGCACGATTTCGAGCTTATTTGTACATGACTTATCACCATCTGTTACGACATCACCGTAAGCGATTACTTCGGCAACTTTGTTTTTACTGTCAAAGCCATAATAATTAAAACAGTTTGCTGCTTTTTGACAGAAATGCATTCCGTTGCCACAAACTTCGATTTCTCCTTCTTCCTCGAACTTGCCTGGACATGTATACTGTTTTGTATTCCCGCATGGACTGCAAGTCCAGCCCGGTCTAAATACCTTATATCCGTGTACAGATTCATTCTTTTTGGTCTCATCACTCATTTTGTTTCCTCCTTTATGTGTACTTAATTATTTGTCTTAAATATGGGACTGGACTGCTACACACAAAACATCCGGAAACAAAAAGAAAAGAGACCTCATATGTGAGATCCCTTGTTCTGTTTAAAGCTGGTTTTCGATTGCTCTTAACGCGCTATACAAAATACGTCCTTCTTCTGTGACTGTAAGCACGTTCATATACGGAATTGTCGGTTTTTCTAAGTACTGTTCCAACTCTGTTCCTGCAACCTTATCAGACATCTTGTAATACTTGTTTGATAATTCGTCGTAATTCGGAAATGGTCGTGATTCGATCTTGAAGATATCACTCCAGGAATCCTTTATATAAGGTTTCACTTCATCGTAACCACTTCTTTTCTCCAAAAAGATATGTTCGTTTTCTTTGATTGCATTCGTACAATCTAAAACCTCAAGAGCATCATCTGCCTTCCAGATTTTATCAAAACATTCAATTGCTGTTCTCGGCTGTGTTTTGAAAAATTCATCAATCTGGTCAAACATTGGGAATTCCCAATCGAAAAGACTTATCATGCAAAGCATTTTTAACATCTTTTCCTGATTGCCTTCTCTTAATCCATATCTCTTCTTGATTTCTTCTTTGCTCATTCTTATCATTTTTGTTTCCTCCTTGTTTGTGTGTCCATCGTTATCTTAAATATGGGATAAGATTATTACACACAAAGTAACCGGAAACGGAACATGTTTGCAACTGAAAGAAAGAGCCCGAAGTGTCTGAATCTCTCAAACATTTTAGGCTCTATACTTTAGTTAATCTTCTCCGTACATGCAGATTTCGCACATGTACTTACAATTAGCACAATGTTCGTTGTACCATCGCATCCAGTCTTCCTGTGTGAGTTCGTGCGTTACGTTCGCTTTTGTCCAATAATCTTGATACATGAAATCGCAACTGTTGGACATATCTTTTTTCTCTGGCATACTTGTTTCCTCCTTGAATTGTGTGCTTTATTGGTTAACCTAAATATGGTACTAACTACTGCACACAAAAACACCTGAAACAAAAGAGAGACCAACCAAAAGGTCAGTCTCTGATTTTTGTTAGGACTCAAGCTGTACATTTACACCAGTACATTTATAGAAAATGTCTGCGTCAAAATTCGGAATTGAAAGAATTGTCTTCTTTTCAGAATCATCTAATTCATCCCACCACTCTTGAACCATATTACGGTTTTCATCCTGTGAGAAAACTTTAAGGTATCCGCCTACTGTTTCATAACCTGGATTTAATTCTTTTTCTTCATCAGTCATGTTGTCTGACCAAATCCATTCAACTGTACGATTTGGAATATCGTTCAGCAGATGACACGCTCTACTTTTTAACCACTGACTATAAGTCCAGTTTGATGGTTTGTTGAACAGCATAACTGTTGGCTCTTTTGTATTAAAGCAGCCATTATTATAGGAAGACAGGTTCCAGTCGCCAGTATTTCGGTTTCCAATGTTTCGATTTCCGGTATTATAATTTCCAGAGTTATAATTTCCAGTATTACTCTTTCCTCTGTTATTGTTTCCGGTATTATTATTTCCTGTATTTTCATAACCTGTATTGCTATCTCCTACATTCTTGCGTCCAGTATTATGATGTCCAGTATTTTGATCGCCAGTGTTGTAATCACCGTCATTGTAATTACCTATATTATAATCTCCTGTATTTGACTTCCCGGTATTATAACATCCTGCGTTATAATCTCCTGAATTTCTGTACCCAGAATTGTAATGTCCAGTATTATCATAGCTGCTGTTATGGTTTCCTGTATTATGGTCTCCAGTGTTATGATCTCCTACATTTCCGCGTCCTGAGTTGTAATAACCTACATTCCGGTCACCCTCGTTGTCAGAACCAGAGTTATAATTTCCAGTATTACATTCGCCTGTGTTACCAATTCCAGTACAATCCTTGCCGATATTAACAAGACTTAAAACTTCTTCCCAGGAAAGTTCCCGAACAATTTCAAGTTTGTTTGTCCAACATAGCGTACCATGTTCACTTTTTCCAATATCGCCGTAAGCTATTACTTCGACTACATGAGTATTGCTATCAAACTTGTAAAATCCAGATTTGAAATAACCAATTGGGTTCGTACGAAATGTCATTCCACGTTTTTGGACATCCATTTCGTCGTCTTCAAATCTAGCTGGACAAGTATATTGTCCCTGTGCATCATGTTCTCGGGGATTACAGGACCAGTCAGGATTAAATACCTTGTATCCATACGCTCTGTCGCTTAATCTTGTAACATTAATCATTTTTCGTTTCCTCCTTTATTGTGTGTGAGTTCTTGTTATCCTAAATATGGGACTAAACTACTGCACACAAAAGAAACGGAAACAAAAAGAAAGAGGCCTCAATTGAAGTCTCCTCTTTGCATTTTTAGTCCGCTCTGATTCCTGTGCACTCGTAGAAAATATCAGGATCAAAGTTCGGAATCGCTTTGATGGCATCCTTCTCCATCAGAGAAAGATTATCCCACCAAGACTGAATAAGATCCAAGTTTTTCAGTCTTTTCAGGTAACCGCCTGCTATTTCATAAGTCGGATGCAACTCTTTTTCTTCATCAGTCATATCCCCTTTATCTACCCATTCGACTGTTCTTTTTGGCATCTGAGTTAACAAAACCCTTGCATTGGACTCTAACCAACGACGAAAAGTCCAATTCGATGGTTTATTAAACAGCATAATTGTTGTTTCTTCTGTGTTGAAACAGCCGGTATTAAAAAATGATTTGTTCCAGTCCCCGGTATTCCAGTTGCCAATGTTACAGTTACCAGAATTATGTTTTCCAATATTCCAGGTTCCGGTGTTGCTGTCTCCACTGTTGTAGTCGCCTGTATTGAAATTTCCTTCATTATAATTTCCAGTATTGCCATCCCCATCGTTTCTGCCTCCAGCATTATCGTTTCCAGCATTGCCTGGTCCTGTATTTTTGTTTCCGGAATTACAGCGTCCAGTATTATAATCACCTGTGTTCCAGTTTCCAGTATTACTATCACCAATGTTGTGGTCACCGGTGTTCCAGTCTCCTTCGTTACAAGATCCAGCATTCCGGTGACCAGCATTTTCGTTTCCCGTATTACGTAAACCAGTGCAATTCTTTCCAATATTGACGATTCGTAACACTTCATCCCACGGGACTTCACGCACGATTTCAAGCTTGTTCGTGCATGACTTATCACCATCTGTTCTTACCTCACCATAGGCAATAACTTCTGCAACCTTGTTTTTGCTGTTAAATTCATAATAATTAAAACATTTGGCAGCTGTTTGACAGAAATGCATTCCATGTTCGCAAATTTCAAGTTCTCCTTCTTCTTCGAATTTACCTGGACAGGTATACTGTTTGCTTGAACCCCCGATTGGTTTACATGTCCAATCTGGATTAAACACTTTGTATCCATGTACAGGTTCACTCATTTTTGTTGCTTCACTCATTTTGTTTCCTCCTTTATTGTGTGTGTTTGTTATCCTAAATATGGGTTAAAACCATCGCACACAAATACTTTGGAAACAAAAAGAGACCAACCCCAATATAAAGTCGATCTCTAATTTGCTTAGCCTTCCATAGTACTATTTGAAATATCGAGGCTGGCTTTCAATGCATTCATCAGATTTCTAGCAATCGCTTCTGCCATATTAACTGGTACTGCGTTTCCGATCATTTTGTATCCATTATTCGCATTTTCATACATGAATTCAAAATCATCCGGAAACCCTTGTAGTCTTGCTACTTCTCGGACGCTCATTCTTCGATACCGATCTTTAGCACCCGGGACAAAACAGTACGAATCTTTTGATATCTGCTGCATTTTTGGTGCGTTTGGATGTATCTGACATTGGCGTCCGGATGCCTGCACTGTAAAACCAGGCTCATCCCAGCTGCGGACACGGTTTCTGGACATAAATACCGGAGAATAACTATCAACATAATATTCATGGTTATTAACCGCTGCAGGATTACGTTTGTTTCTTGCAAGTGTTGGAACAGCATTGTCTCGTAAATCCCAAATAGCATCCTTCAGTGTTACAATATGTTCTGGATCTCCGTCTGGAAATACAAATGAAATATCAAGATCAGTTCGGATGCCAATATAGAAGATCCGTTCTCTCGTTTGCGCTAATCCATAGTTACAAGCATTTGTTTTGTATACGGAAACGTTGTAACCAGACTCAGCAAACAAAGAAAGGATCCGATCAACCGCATCCGCATGTTTCTTTGATATCATCCCGGGAACATTCTCAGCTACAAAGAATTGTGGTCGTAATTCCCGGAGCACACGAATGTATTCAAAGAAAAGCTGTCCTCGCTTATCTTCAATTCCTTTTCCGGCTCCGGCTACCGACCACGACTGACATGGCGGTCCGCCTATAATTCCTGCCAATTGTTCTCCTGGTTGTAACCTAAGATAGGGTTCAAGATCTGATTTAGTTACATTTCTGATGTCGCCTTCAATTAGATGCGTATTTTTATGATTTCGTTTGTACGTTTCCCAGATTGTGGCATCGAATTCATTGGCGACCGGGATTTCGAAACCAGCTCGTTCGAACCCGAGATCCATTCCGCCACATCCGGAAAACAAGCTGATAATTTTGTTATCCATATAGTGCATCTCTCTTTCTTTTTTTAGATGCACTAAATATGGGTTCCAAAGAGGGTAAATACTGAATACAATATACAAAACCGAAATATGGGCATACAAAAAGAGCCACCTCATGGATGACTCTCTTGTTTCCCATTATTCGACGTCGGTTAAATTGTATATGACAGTGCCGTTATCATATGTTTTGACGATAAATGTAGCCTGCACTGTTTCTCCATTTCTGTCTTTGCAGAGATCGTATATCTCTTTTGTCCCAATCACATATTCTTTGTCTTCGTATATGATATACGTAGCCCAACTTTCAGGGGGCGTTATATAGGTTGTCGTATTTCCGATCTTCATTGGAGTTTGATAAAAACCGCTATGATATGTATTACTGATTTCCGCGTTGACCGTGATCGTTTCTAAGGACACAAGTTCTGCGCATCCGGACATGGTACCAACAAGAATGAATAATGATAAAAACAAGACTACAAAACGTTTCAATTTGCTCATAAAACAGACCTCCATACACCCGTTTTCCATAAATATGGAGCAGAGTGTAGCAGATTAATACATTTCGTAACCAAAAAGAAAGAGCCCGAAATACCTGAATGTGTCAGATATTATGGGCTCGATTCTTTCGGTTACGATTAAATATTCTGTTCCCGCATAATTGCTCTTACAGTTTTCGCAAGCTCTGGATCCAAAACCGGTTCGTGTTTAATAGCATCGATCTTGTTCTTTACTTTTGAAGCAGAATTGGAGTTAACAAAATCAGATACATAGTCCTCGATTTTCAATCCATCTTCAGATTCAAAGTTTAAAATAAATCTCTGGATCTCATGAGTTTCGTATACATATGTATCGTTTGCCAAATCTTCGATAATAGCCTGCAGAAGCGAAAACTTTGCAAACGTAGCATCGATACTCTCTCTGTCTTTGCGATATTCGTACAGTTTCCAGATATCCATGAATGATTTCGAAGAACTGCCATAATTGACTTTGATATCGAAGTTGAATTTACTTGTTTTGTGTCGTTTCAAATACAAAGTAAAGTACTCGATATCTTCAAGCAGCAACGAAAGTTCGTCATAATAGTTCAAAGTTGCCTCGTCTTTTGTCATCCCGTTTTCCATTTTTGACTTTTTGATAAGCTGTTTGATTTCGTTTACATCCATATCATACATAATAGTCTCTCCTTTTTGTGTACTGATTCGTTATCCTAAATATGGATCAAAAGGCAGCATATTAATATATTCGTAACCAAAAAGAAAGAGCCCGAAATACCTGAATGTGTCAGATATTAGGTGCTCGATTCTTCCGGTTACGATTAAATATTCTGCCTTCGTAATGTGCGCTTTAGATATCGTAACTCTGGGTTCTAACTCCTCATCTAAAGATGAGGGAGTTCTTGATTTCGATCAATTAGAGATCATCTCCTGGATCAAAATCTTCAGTTCCGTCTGATAATAACGGTTTGTTTGGAACATCATTGATTTCGTCGCCCACTGATGAGACGTCGATTACTGGATCTCCACACAAATAATCCTGCACTGTTTCAACGACCTTATTTAAGGCGTCCAAATATGCATTACAGTCTGGTGCAAATACCAGATTTTGTGTGCCCTTATAACATACTGCAACGTTCTCTCTTGTCAGCACACCAGTCACCGTATACTCTCCATCTTCTACGGTTTCCATTTGATTCTGCAACAGATTTCCGATCTCTTCCATATCTCCGCGCAATCGGATGTGAAAATGGATACCGCTTTCGTTATCCGTAAAGCTTGATTTGATCAGTGTGTCTTCAGATCTTTCTACGTTTTCTTCGTATTCGTTCTGAATATAGGTGCTATTGCGATGATCACATCCATTGATACTTAATGATTCGTATTCGACTGTACCTGTTGACTGACCAAGATCAGCCATCAAAGCAGCGAGTGATTCTTCAATCTGTTCTTTCTGATCCTCGCTCATGTTTCCTTTTATGTTTCCTTTTAGAACGACACCGACTTCTCCGCCATCAGGACATCCCCATGCCCGATTGTAGACAGCGGCAGCAGGTGCTACACCAACTTCCGAGTAACCGGAAAAACGCTGTCTGATGAAGGGAATAGCTTTTTGGATGGCCAAATCTGGCGTAAAATGGACCGTATTATCATATCCAGGATTAACACCAAGCATTACAGACCAGCGTGTTGTTGCGTTTTGGTTTTGAGTTGTTTTTGATGTCATAAGTTTTTACATTCCTTTCTGATTATTGTTGTTAGTCTAAATATTGGATGAACCAACGTATCGAATACTCGTGATGCCGTAGTTTTTATAGCCATTTGATCTACCTTTTAGCCAGTTATTGATCGTTTGCCTTGAGATATTTAATTCTTTTGCCAATAATGTTCTATTATCATATTTTATTTTGTTTCCACCTTCTTTTGTAACAACAAATGGTTTGTATGGTTTATGACCTAACAATCTCGAATGTTGCTCATTTTCATTTCTTGTTACCCATTCGAGATTACTTACATCATTATTTGTGATATCCGTATCCAAATGATTTACTTCTGGAAGATTATATGGATTTTGTATAAAATGTGTCGCAACTAATCGATGTCTAAAAAATCGTTGTTTCTTCGGATTGTGATTTTTATTGTATAAACAAACACGCATATATCCAACACTATTTTTGTCACCTATAACCAAATGTTTTGTTAATTTATTTCGAACATCTCCATGTTCATTAATCTCATAATATTTTTCCCAACCAATAATATCTTTCCACATTTTTCGATACTCCTACTTTATGAGCTATTTTTGTATGTTTCTTAATAAATATGAGTAAGTTCTAAACATGGAAATAACAAATATGTCGTATGCAAAACAAAAGAGCCAACCAATCGGCTGACTCTTTATGTTTGTATTACATTGATTTACGGTCTTTAATCTCTGCCATCTTAGCATCATTTAATCTAGTCGCTCCATGAACTCTCGAGAATGCGAGATATCCATTCATACGATCGATTTTTGTGATATTTCGGCTACCACATTTTGGACACACATCTGCCATATCAATCTGTTCATAGCCACAATCATCACAATAGTTCAAAGCGAGGTTTTCTCCTTCATAAAACCCAAGATCCATAGCTCTGTCAATCAAAGTTCTCATTGCTTTTTTGTTGTAACCAAGAGGATATCTGATGTACTGAATCTTACCACCATTACAAAGATTCCAAAATCTGTTTTCTGAATCCTGTTTTTGAATTGGAGTAATATCTTCAGTTACATGACAATGGAAACTGTTAGATACATACTCCTTATCGCAAACACCATCGATAACATAATCTCCATCTCCTGTGTGTCTGACTGTGTATCCAGCCGCTTCAAGCTGCTCCATATTTTCACGAACATACTCACGCATCTGCTTGATCTGCTTTCCACAGAGACTTTCTGCCGGTGTACCATAAATTGCATATAAAATGTGATCTTCTTGCTTATATTCGTTAACTTTGCGATTGATGTGCTGTAATACTTCAAGTGCAAACTCTCCGTCTTCAGCAATGGATTTACCATTATAAGCCTGCTGTAATTCATTCAAAGCCGTGATTCCGAAACTGTAGGTTGTTGCTTCCATCAGTTTTTTTGACTCTTTTAACTTCTGCTCTGGTCGTAAGTTACCACCATAGAAACCACCCTGTGTGAACCCAAGAGGATTAATGCTCGCTCTCTTTTCACCAAGGAATGCTTTCGTTTTGATATGTAACTGTCTGATCATCTCAAGATAGTAATCAAGTTCTTTCATAAAATCAACGCCACGAGCCTTTGCGTCTAAGTAAATCAATGGAAGGTTCAATGAAATTGCCCCAGCATTAAAACGTCCTTCGAATACAGGTACATCGTTTTCATCTGCTGGTTCAAATCCGCCTCTTTCGTAATACGGACTTAAAAACGCTCTACAGCCCATGGGTGATACGACTTTTTTGTATTTTTTGTACATGCTCGGAACATATCCCTCGCCAGAAAGTGATAACCAATCCGGATACATTGTTTTTGAAGAACACTCGAATGCAGCTTCATACACTGGACCTGATCCATTTGTTTCCTTGTCATACAGATATACATATTTCGGGAATAATACAGGTCTCTTTTTACCAGAAGCTCCCTGACCTTCCATATGTACTTTGAACATTGTTACATTACATAGAACACCGAATCTACTGGTATTTAATCCAGATGTAACTGTTACAAATGGGTAGTCGCCCCTGCTGGATCCAACAGTATTAAATTTCATTTCCCAGCCCTGGAATCCCTGTCTGAATTCGTATTCAACCTGCTCCATTGCTGCTTCTTCTGCTTTTTGTTTCGCTTTCTCGATATCAACGCCAAGTTCTTTATATTCCTTCATCCGTTTCTTATAAGTTTTCTCATACGTTTTCTTTGCGTATGGTTCAAGTAAGAAATCTATCTGAGGAATTGTGAATCCGCCATATTGCTGTGAAGCTGCTGACAACACAATATCTGAGATCACATCAAAAGCTACATCCAAAGTGCCAGGTTCGTTGTACCAATCGTTACCCATCTCAAATCCATTTTTTAGCAGGACACCCATTAAGAATAAGCAACAGTTTATGGTAAAAAGTCTCTTATCCTTGTCGTGAAGATAAATAAAACCTTTTGCCTCTGCGGATCTTTCAATCGCGGTTAAAAACTGATTGATATACATCTCTTTACCAAATTCCGATGCAATCAACGCATTCTGTGTTGAAACAAGACTTGAATCTTTGTTTGCGTTTTCTCGATCACCACGATACATTACCGTTTCTGCAAAATTTGCTACGCGATTCATCATCTTCGCAAACTGAGCTTTGAAGTCACGATACTGTCTGTAACTTTTTGCAGTTACTGGACTTGCATCATCCAAAGCCATTTCGACAAATGAGTGTAACTGTTCGACCGTTACTTGATTAAGAGCTTTCGATGCAATAATATCTTCTACAATTTCTACTACCCGATCTTTCTGAGTATCCGATAATTCAACACCAACTCTTGTTGCAGATTTTTCAATTGCTGCTTTGATTTTTGCCGGCTCAAAGGCTTCAATTCCTTTGTCGCCATTTTTGATAACTGTAATATTTGTACTCATATTTATTCCTCCTTTTTAACAAAGGAATCCGCTATGAGTATTCGGACTCCTTTTATTTGTTTATATTTGTTTCAGTTTAAATATGGGATGAATGCTTACAAACTCAGATCATCGATATCATCAATATCTTCATAGTTATCATCTGAAGTAATCTCCTGATCCTGTAATTGGTTTGCATTGAAAACACATTCATCCATTACTGAACCTTTTCGGTCTTCGTACTCATATACACTTGATGTACTTTTCATAAAACCGTCCTCTTTTCTGAGAACTCTTTGATTTGTCGAACCTGCCCATTCATAATTAACGTTGAGTTTTTCCTGCACAAAAGGACCGTCAACAAGCACGTCAATTTGTGATAACAAATCTTGCATGAAAACCGGATCCTGCTGCTGCAGTACTTCTTTTGTGTATCCTGTATATACCCAAACAGTTTTATCTGGCATTTTATCTTTGATTTCTTTTATGAGATTCAACGTTTCATCACGATTGAAAGTTGCTAGTGGATCTCCGCCAGAAAACGTAATTCCGTCAATATACGGCTTCCGTAGAGCTTCAAATAATTCCTGCTTTGCCTCACTGTCAAAAGGGATTCCACTGTTTTTATCCCATGTTTGAGGATTCTGGCAACCTGGACATTGATGAGTGCATCCGCTTTCAAAAAGAACAACACGAATACCGTCTCCGTTTAACATATTGTCCTTCACAATGTCATGATAATTCACAATAAACACCTTCCTTATATTCATAGTTGTTTTGTTATCTGTCCTAAATATGTGTTCTATGTCTCTTCGTTTTCGCTTACATTGGCTCAAATGTCGGCATCCCTTGTATGTACCCCAGAGCTTGTAACCGATCCATTCCGGCGACTTCCTGGTATTCGCACCATTTCTTTTCATGTTCACACATTCGTCGCCACTCCTCTTTGGTTACACTCTGATCTGGGTACGATTGAACCGATGCCATACTTTTTCTCTCCACTTCTTTTTGGTCCCGGGTCTCTCGTTTGCTCATATCTTTTCACCTCTCTTTCTGCATATCTAAATATGTGTCCGCAAGAGTGCAAACAAAAAGAAAGGGACCAACATAAATTGTCAATCCCTTCGTTTTCCTTATTTCATTGCTTTCATAATAACTTTTTTGATATCTTCGTAAGAGCAACAACACCAAATCTCGTCACCGTTTGGTCCGCCAACCAAAAGTTTTAAATACACTCCTGGTATTCCATCTTTGATTCCTTCATAAATGTATCCAATGTTTGAAACGTTTATCATGGTTCTCACATCTTTCTCCGGATACACAATTTCGATAAATCCTTTCAGAGCTGTAATCATTTTGAAATCCTCCTTTTATTTGCTTATATGTGTTTTGTTATCCTAAATATGTGACGAATACGCATACAAAAAAAACGGCTATATTTCAAGCCGTTTTCTTTTATTTTACAACCATTCGTTTTCGTTAACAGAACTTATATCCAATGATTTCCCATTCATCGTTGTCGATCTGTTTGTAAACCGGTCGGACACAAAGTCCATCTTCTTTTATGCCAAATCCAGTTCCTGAAATGATTTCGTCTACTTCCCAGCACTGTAAATACTGTTCTCCATTCCAACCACTGAGAGCGATCGGTCTCCCTTCGACCTCTACGATTTCAATCTCTCTGTTTCCTGTCCAAGTTCCAAGTGTTTTTATATTATTTCCTCCTCTTAATCTTTCCAAAAACAATACAGACAGTTATGAGGACATTTCTTTCTTGGTGTTAAAAGTTCCGTTTTACAGGCAAGACAATGACATCCGTTTCTTCCTTGTGGGTTCTCAGGAAATGTACCATCATATTTAATTCCCATAATCTGCAGGTCCTCTGTACTGATACATCCTTTAATCCGGAATGTGGCTGGAAACTTATATGCGAGTATGTCCTCTGCGCATGTATCAAACTGATATGGGTACTCACTTAATGCGTTTCCGACAAGATTACGCTGATCTTCAGACGGATAGAAACTTCCACCATACATCGGCGTGAATCCAAGTTTTTTATAACGTTCCCGTACATGCGGATACTCATCCACGATTGAAATACGATATCGGATCTCATTTTCAGGCAAACCCAATGAATGGTAGTAATTTAACATCTCGGAAACTCGCTTGACACCCTTCTCAGTTGGGAAAATAGGATCAATACGCAATACCATTCTGCTTGCCGGAAATCCAGACTCAATTAATTTCTTCATCTGTGCAAGCTGCTGTTTGTAGTCCGGAACATTTGGTTCCATTCTTGTGTGTCCCCATCCGGTACATGTACAATGCACTACGATCGGGATCTCACTCATGTGGTTTAAAACCTTTTTGATGAATGTGTCGTTTAAGTTCTTTGTTATAAGGATGACTCCATCGATTTCCTTTAATTTGTTTTCCCATCTGAAGTCGACGCCAGCATCCCCATACTCTGTGATTCCAATTTTCATGTTAATCCTCCTTGTTCTCCTTGTTTTGAATATGTTTTTTATTACTCTAAATATGGTTTTCTGGGAGCCAAACTAATTTGAAAACAAAAAGAAAGAGACCAACATTCCTGCTGGTCTCTGGTTTCTATGTCTTATTCTGTCTCAATCGGTTCCATTATTCTGCCTTTTCGTCCTTGTTCGAATACAGAATACATATAATCACCGATGAAATCTGCAATCTCATTTCGGTTTACACATTTATTTCCATGCCTCTCGTCGTATTCCACGTTCGGACACAGATGTTGCAGCCCATATTGGTCACACATTTTGTTTATCTGATCACAGGCTGCGATTGCCGTGTCCAAACAATCTGCTGTTTTAGATTCGAGCTCCTCAATGTATTCTACATATCGTTCAGAAGTAATATGTTCATCATTTGCCAATGTCCGAGCTACAGAATGTCCGTATGATTCCTTATAAACCGCGTCAAAATAGGTTTGTAACATGTGAAACCGCGCATTTACGAATGCAATATCTGATTCAATTTCATCGCGGTCAAAGTTTCGGTTCATAATTGCCGTAATCAAGTCATTTACACTAATCATTTCGTTTCCACCTTTCTCGAGTCTCATTTACGCCCTTCCACAATATTATATACCATAATAAGGCTCAAAATTGCGGAAACTCGTCATAATTCTCCAAAATCATCGTCATCATATTCGACGTCTTCCATAGAATCCCCACCAGCATCGTCATTGGCAACCCCACTTTTGTATTCGAACTCTCCGTATGCATTTTGATCCATGTCGCCTGGATTGTATGCATGCTCTGGATTTCTGCCTGCATCTTTCGCAAGCTCATACGAAACATCAAGTGCCGGACGGTCACCATATTTCATCTCATTGTCAATGATAAGCTGATCCATAGTTCTGCCTTCACGTCCTTGTTGGAATACAGAATACACATATCGACCAACAAAATCTGCAATCTCTCCTCTGTTTACGCATTTTTCTTTGTTGATTGGATCGACTTCGACTTCTGGACACAGATGTTCGAGACCGTACATATCACATTGACGGTTAAGCTGAGCACAGGAATCGATTGCTCGGTCATGCATTATTTTTCTGTTTTTATCAAGATTCATGACGTAATCCTGGTATTTTTCAGTAGACATCATTCCACCATGAACTAGAGTGAGTGCTGTCGACCCGCCATATACATGCTCATAAACGGCATTAAAATACTTCCGAAACGAATCGAATCTCTCATTTATAAATTGGATGTCTGAATCAATAAACTCAGGTTCGAAATCACGATTTGCAATTGCTTTTATTAAATCATTGACGCTACTCATAATAATCACACTCCTTATTATTTCTTTGTGATAAATATGTGTTTCGTCATCATTTAACAAAAAAAAACACTATTCATCGGAAACCAACAAATAGTGTCTTTATTTTACAGATCATCGATATGTTTCAGGACGTATTCGCCTACCTCTTTTGAAAACTGTGTGTCTTTTACAAACCTGTCCACATCTTTCGGATTGATTGTAGATAACATTGAATTTTGTTCCAATACAAATTCTGTTCTATCTGGCAGAACAAAGACATCTGGAACTAACCCTATGCTACATACAGGCTGAAACGTAAATGTCAATGCTTCAATCTGTGGATTCCTGTACACTTTCATTAACAGTTGTACATTCCCGGTTTCATCCCGCAGCAGATACTCCTTTGATCTTTTTGTTGAATGCTTTTCGTCAAGTTCGATATTCTTTTCATCAAACATAGCATTTCTCCTTTCATCTTCTCTCTTATTTGTATTCTAAATATGTGTTACGACAAGGCAGCATGAAAATTCTGTATCCAGTGATTAGTATACCGTTATTGTTATCAAAAGAAAAGAGATCACATGAATGCAATCTCTCTTCTGTTTTTTTTTAGTTATGATTCCTTATCTCCCAAAGTTTGATACCTCTCATATCGCAGATGAATCCCAAAAGATCCGATTTCTCAGAAAGGAACTTCTCATACTGGCGACGTTCTTTAATATCTACAGGATCCCATCCTCGATCTTCCATAATTTCTGCCTGGCTCCCGAGACAAGCATCTACAGAATCATAATACGCTTCTTTTAGTTTCTCATCTGACATTAATGCAGCTTCCTGAAAGATCATGTTTTTCTCTGATTTCTTCATATTGTTTCCTCCTCCTAATATCCGATATATACCGGAAATCCATCAAAATCGTAGTTTCCATACTCTGTTTCGTTATCCATGTCTTCGATTACCTCAGACACACTCCGAATCAGGTTATCGTAATCGTAATTCAATTCTTCAGCAGCATCCAATGAAATGAAACCAATAGCACAACTACTGTTCGCCTGCACTTCGATTGGAATTACCTGTTCGCATTCGAGTTTGCTGACGAGTTCTGTGATTTCCTCTACTGTGATCCCTTCATCTAACGGTTTTTGAACGAATGCGGCTTTTGGAATGACACGAGCGGAAATGTTACGGACCCTATTGAGATTACCTGCTTTGTCTGTGGCAATCCAGAATCGATCATTTCCTTCATCATCTTTCTCGCATTCTTCAAATAGATAAGATTCCGTCTGAAATTCCGTCTGAATCGCGAAAACTAGGTTTACTATGTGTTTTCCGCAGTTATTGCATCTTATTGCTTTTACTCCAAAAGAACCTCTGTATTCAATTTTGCTGTGACCGCAGTTACATGATACTGTATAACAGTCTCCGTTTGTAAGAAATCCATTTTCTGTGATATTCCAATCAAGCGATCTGCAAGCTTCTTTAAAACTCATTACTTTGTAATCAGTAACATCTTGTAATCTTTTCTTTTCCATACTTCACTTTTCCTCCTTTATTTCGTATGCTTTGTTTTTGTACTCTAAATATGGGTTCAACTCTTCGCATACAAAACAACCGGAGGCACACAAAAGCCTACTCCACTAAATTGGAATAGGCTCTTTCGTTTGCTTCTTATTTGTTTTTCAATTCCTTTCTATATTTTTTGCTGTATCTATCTAAGATTTTGCAAACAATATAGGTATTCGTCTGTTGTTCGTTTTCAGGTATGGTGTCTTCCGGAATATCCAAATACTCAGCCAGAAAACTCAATGCTTTCTGTGCGTCCATTGGTGGGTTGCAGAGACCGTAATCTTCCTGCTTTGCAAGCCAGCCTGTTATCGTTTCTGTCTGATCCTCATCATTATCGACTTCTTTCTTGTCTTCAATGATCCAGAACCGCTCATTTCCTTCCTCATCTTTCTCGATGTCAAACATTGAACGACAAGCCGGATTCAAAGAAATCAGACTTGACATTTGTTTTCCGCAATTACCGCATCTTAATTTTTGTACACCAATTACTCCAGTATACTCAATTTTGCTGTTACCGCAGTCACAGGATACTGGGTAAACTTCGTCATCCTCTGTGAGAGTCCAATTTAACGCTTTTGCAGCTTCTTTGAAACTCATTACTTTGTGATCCGTCATATCTTTCAATCTTTTCTTTTCCATACTTCACTTTGCCTCCTTTACTTTCGTATGCTTTGTTTTTGTTATCCTAAATATGGATTCGATTCTTCGCATACAAAACAACCGGAGGCAAAAAGAGAGACCAACCAATTGGTCAGTCTCTGTTTCTTGTTAGTCGACTTTAATTCCAGTACATTCGTAAAAAATATCTGGATCAAAGTTTGGAATCGCCTTGATGATTTCTTTATCGTCTATATCAAGACTATCCCACCACATCTGACAGCATTCAGACTTATCAAGCTCCTTAAGATATCCACCTGTTGTCTTATATGTTGAGTGTGCTACTTTTTCTTCATCCGTCATGTTGTCTGTACTCACCCATTCAGCAGCACTTTTTGGTATCTGTCTCAGTAATTCACTGGCCTTTGAGTCTAACCAATTCTGATAGGTCATATCTGACGGTTTGTCGAACAACATAATTTTGTGTTCTTTTACATTGAAACAACCTGAGTTGAAAGACGAATTGTTAAAATCCCCAGTATTGAAGCTTCCGCTGTTCATATTCCCGGTGTTGCAGTCCCCGGTGTTCCCGCTTCCGGTGTTGCATTCCCCGACGTTGCATCTTCCGGTGTTCCAGTCCCCGATGTTCCTGCTTCCGGTGTTGCAGTCCCCGGCGTTCCAATTCCCAGTGTTCCAGTCCCCGGTGTTGCAGTCCCCGGTGTTCCTGCTTCCGGTGTTCCTGCTTCCGGTGTTCCTGTTCCCGGTGTTCCTGTCACCGGTGTTCCAGACACCAGTATTCATGTCTCCAGTATTTCCTAATCCTGTATTATCTTTTCCAGTATTTACGATTGTTAAGAGTTCCATCCATGGAATCTCTCTTACAATATAGATTTTATTTGTGCAGGACTTGTCACCGTCTGTTCTTACCTTACCATAAGCAATGACTTCGGCAACTTTGTTGTTGCTGTCAAATTTGTAATAATTGAAGCAGTCAGCAGCCTTTTCGCAAAAGTGAAATCCTCGGTCACAACAACTTGGGTTAACATCTTCCTCAAATGTTTTTCCTACCTCATACTGAAAATCTCGGCAAGTCCAGTCTGGATTAAATACTTTAAATCCATGTACTCCATGTACTGGTTCGTTCTTTTTATTCTTTTTACTCATTTTTCGTTTCCTCCTTTATTTCGTATGTATTGTTTTTGTTATCCTAAATATGTGTTAAACCATTCGCATACAAAACATCCGGAAACAAAAAGAGAGACCAACCAATTGGTCAGTCTCTGTTTTTCGTTAGTCGACTCTTATTCCAGTACATTCGTAAAAAATATCTGGATCAAAGTTTGGAATCGCCTTGATGATGTCTTTGTCTTTTGTTTCGAGATTATTCCACCACAACTGACCACATTCAGACTCGTCAAGCACTTTCAGGTAACCGCGTGTTGTCTTGTATTCCGGATGCTGTTCCTTTTCTTCATCAGTCATATTGTCGGACCAAATCCATTCAACAACATCCTTTGGTATCTGCTTTAATAACCACCGTGCATCAGATTCACACCAGTCACGATAGGTCATATCTGACGGTTTATTGAACAGCAATATCTTCTGTTCTTTTGTATTGAAACAGCCAGTATTAAAAGATGACTTGTTCCAATCCCCGGTATTCCTATTCCCAGTGTTCCTATCCCCAGTGTTTTGATTTCCTGTATTCTTGTACCCGGTGTTGTTGTTCCCGGTGTTCCAATACCCGGTATTCCAATCCCCTGTGTTGTAGTTTCCGGTATTGTAGCTTCCGGTGTTCCTGTTCCCGGTGTTCCTGTCTCCTGCGTTACAATTCCCAGCGTTCCTGTCCCCGGTGTTCTTGTCCCCGGTGTTGCAGTACCTGGTGTTGCGGTCACCGGTGTTGTAGTGCCCTGTGTTCCTGTTCCCGGTGTTGTTGATCCCGGTGCAATTCTTTCCAATATTGACGATCCGCAATACTTCATCCCATGGGATTTCACGTACGATTTCAAGCTTGTCCGTGCATGACTTGTCACCGTCTGTTTTTACCTCACCATAGGCAATAACTTCTGCAACTTTGTTGTTGCTGTCAAAATTGTAATAATTGAAGCAGTCAGCAGCAGTCTGACAGAAGTGCATACCGTGACAGCAAACATTAAGCTCCCCTTTTTCCTCAAATTTTCCGGGGCAAGTGTACTGTTTACAGTTCTTTCCTGTCGGGTTACAGGTCCAATCAGGTCTGAATACCTTATATCCATGTACAGGTGTGTTCGTTTTATTACTCATTTTTTTTGTTTCCTCCTCGTATGCTTTTAATTTGTTATCTTTAAATATGGTATGAGTTGATCGCATACAAAATTTTCGGAAACAAAAAGACCCGCATAATGCGAGTCCTTCTGTTTGTTTCTGTTTTAGATTCCAAGATCGAATTTCATCTGTGGATTCTTCTTTGCAATTTCTTCTCTTGGATATCCGATCAGTTTAAAATCATCAATCGTGAAATCGAAAAAGTTTGTTTTCTCTGTATCCAGAACAAATCTTGGATCACAATCAATTGTATTTCGATTAAAAACGATTTCTTTTGCCTGACTCAAATGTCTTTCATAAATCTGAACGTTTTCACTTACATGTGTGAATACGCCAGGTTCGTATCCACAATGTTTTGCAACCATCAACTGAAGCGCAACATACTGCATCTCATTGATTGAGGCGGATACGATAAAGTCACTGGACCGCTGATTCATGAGCATATCCAGATACAATTTACCGTCGATTCCTCTTCTTACATTCCAGATCGTTTCATAACAACATGGATTCAATCCTTTGGTTGTTCCTCCTGTTTCGTCTGAAAAATCGTCTTCCTGCCACATACACATGATATGACGGCGACCAAATGGATCGGCTGTTAATCCATCCAGTAACTTATTGATTAAGTTATGTCTTTTTACGGTTGCTCCATATCTGCAGCCGATTGTTCCGTCGCCAACATCCCATTGGTCCCAATATTTGATACCAAGATCATGAAGATCTGACAGTTTGTTGCTCTGCATCTGGTAAATCCATAAGATTTCTTTGACTGCTGATTTCCACGCGATCGGTCTCAAAGTCAAAATCGGGCACTCACCTTTTGCTAAGTCGTATCTGGTAACAACATGGTTAATGGATAACGTATGAGCCGGGACATAAACGGTTACATCTGAGCCGTTTGTAAATGCAGTTCCTTCTTCAATTTCGATCTTGTTTCCATCTTTTGTAATCACATATTTGCAATCATCAGAAAGATGCGCATTATGATACATATCTTCATAATGTGGTCTCGGATTTTCATCTCTGAATCCATTTTGCAGGATTTGATAAAGGATCGCCCTCTGATTTTGGTCACCAATCGTTGCGAATGGACATGTTCTTTTTGTTTCTGACATATTTGTTTCCTCCTCTATTATGTGCTTTATTGTTTGTTATCCTAAATATGTGATAAGATGATTGCATACAAAACATCCGGAAACAAAAAAAAAGGGGCTGTGAAAAAAGAATAGTCCCGAAAAAAAAGAAAGACCAAGAGTTTATAATGAACTCAAGGTCTTTCTTTCTGTTATA